TTAATTGTTACCGATTTCTTCATCAACTTTGGTATTAAACCATTCCTTTTTAGTGATTCCTTTTTCAGAGAGTTTTTCTTCTAACTTGTCAAACTTCTCTTTTTCAATTTCGACACTAAAGTTTTTGGTATTCTCCCTCCGCTTTTTCATGTAATCGGCTCTGCTCTTAGGTGCTATGATTATCACCTCCTTGTTACGAGTTACATTATATAGCGTTACGAGTTACAAGTCAAGAGTTTTTTTAGAAAAATAAAAATAGAGCCGTTTCAGCCCTATTTCTAAAGAGAATTTCTATTTTACAATTCATACTGCGGATATGCCTTTTCCCATACGGACTTGTGATAAGTGTTCACTTCGCCATAATTTGCATCGAATATCTTTTTTACTTCATATCCCATTGTAATTCCGGTAGCTTTCAGCTTTCTCCAGTCAAAACGTTTCCATGATACACCATTCAGAGCCGCTACACGTTTAATAGAGTACCAGTCCTTGGAAGTATCAAGCTGTGCTTTCAATTCCTCTTCCCGGTCAAGGCTTTCCAAAAGTTGTGCCACAGCATCACGATAAGTCATAGGTACATTCGGTGTAGACTGCTCCAAAGAATATGTTCCGGTTTTGCGAATGGATGGTAAAACCTCATCGAATATCCAACTTTCAAACTTTTCAGAAGATGGTAATTCACTGTGAGAAATAAGCCTATACATATCTCCCTCTGGAATCACATTTACCTCTATCGTTTTGGTTTCACTTTGTGGATGAGGTATACTGTATTTTGCCGTATACCTACAATGAGCAGAAATTGCATCCGATGGTCGTTTATATCCAAGTGCTTTTGCTATATCAGTTGCTACAAAATAAGGTTTCCCATCAATCATAACGGTTCTTACCTCACCAAATTCATTGTTGCTAAATACTTCCAGTTCATTCATTTTCATTACCTCCCGTAGTCTTATATGAGAGGGCAGAAGAGCATAAAAATAAGCCCACTACCCCTGTTACTGTTGGAGTAGCGAACTTCCAATCTTTTTTTGGTCTGTCTTTATTCCGGGTCTTGGTTACAATCTAGGCTGTCTAATCAGCTTTCACTCTCCGGACGTGGTGCAAGACTTCCTAACTGACACATATTATATCATGCAGAACATGGGTTCGCAACATAAAAAATAAGAGCACCCTTGCGGATGCCCTTAAAATCCTATATTCTATTGTAATTTGAGTACTTCTTTGTTTCCAGTCCAAATGCTTGTTTCATATTCCAGTTCAATGCTCTGCGCATCCTGCGGAACTACAAATGCAATCTTGTAAGATGTTTTTCTGCCACTTGAAAGATTTGCATTCAACGAAGAACTATCAACAACACTGTAATTTTGTTCACAATCTGTATCGTCTGCGTAGCACTGGAAATCGTAGATGCTTACATACTTATCATCTTTACTGTTGTTCTGATAGGAAACATCAATCATAATGTATTTTGTTCCATCAGCAGGAGCGTTCCAACCGTATTCATCCTCATAATCAGTGTAGTCAAGGTCAAAATCATTTATTGTAACTTGCAAGCCGTCCGCATCGAATGTGTAACCGGGAGAAATAACAGTACCACTAGGTACTTCCGCTTCTTCAACTTTAGATTCCGGTGTGATTTCTGATACTGCGGCAGAACTTTCCGTTGTTGCAGAAACTGATGCTTGTGTTCCAGTAGATTCCTTGCTACTATCGGATACACTATTTACAAACAATGCCATAATGGCAAAAATAATAATTCCGATAATAGAGCAAGTCAGTCCTGCGATAGCAGTGCCGTGTTTCTTGTCTTTCTGACATAATGCAATGATAGCAAGAACAGCACCTATAATTCCCGGCACAATTCCAAAAGCTATACAAGCTGTCAAAATACTGATGATTCCTAAAATCATCGAAGCAATTCCTAAACCACTTTGTTTCATAGAGTAATTACCCCTTTCATTTTGAATTTTATAAAATTTTAACACATTTGTGATATTCTGTCGATAAATAGATGTGAAGTATTGAAAAAAATTTAATGTGTTTCTTTTGATACCCCCGTAGGTCTGTATTTTCAACCGAAAATCTCGTTTTCAGAGTTTTTTGAAAGAAAAATTTTTCTACAATTTTCGTGCTAAAAATTTTCAATCCCCCCGGGGTAGCAATTTTCAAGCTGAAAAATCCGTTTTCAGAGTTTTTTCGCAGATTTTTTCAGACCGATTCAAGGCATGGAACATCTGCGCACTTCTGCGGTGCACGTTTTGAACCAGTCACCCGTTCACCGTGCCGCAGCTTTCGCAAGGTCTCCGACTGCAGAAAGCATGGAATCATACGCAGACCGCAACAGCTCCGCAGATTCCGGAGACAGACCACCGGCGGCACTCTCAACCCTTATGACGGTTTCCAGCCGTTCCCCGGCATCCGCTACGCTCTCCATGATATCGTATACATGACCGATTCCCAATTTTCGCATTTTGTATAATCCCCTTGTAATATTTGATTGTACACCAAGACAGCGCAAGCCGTCAATATATCTGGGCGCAGGATCTGACCGGATCCGGTGGAAGAGTAACACAAATAGACCGCCAGACGGCAGCAGATCCAACGGAACACGACAAAAAGACGGTTGCAAGCCGTCTTTTATCTGTTTTCCAGTTCAAAAATTGCCCATCGCAAAACTGCGGCTGTCTCCGTGTCTTTCTCTCGCTCCGCACACTCTAACAGCTTGTATAGTCTTTCAATGTTCTTTTCTTCCATCCTATGGTAACCTCCTTTTTTTATTTTTGGGTAAATTTCACCCATAAAACCGCCGCCGGTAGTGATCCGGCGGGCATCCTCTGCGGCAGTTAATTCAAACAGTTTTCAATATCTTTTGCAAGGTGTGGAAATGCTTTTTCTATGTCTTGCACGCTGTCGGCGTAATAATCACCAACAATTTTTCCAAAAATGCGAAGATTGCCGGAATAAAATCCGCCTAAATCATTAAAATATATGTCTAATCCTGTCACCTGTTCCGGCTTGTCTCCATACCACATATCAATATTTATTTTTCCCATTTTCATTTCCTCCATATTTTCAATTTTTCCCGGTTATCCGGGTAAAGGCAAGCCGGGGCACGATCCCCGGTGTAAGCCTGTCTTACTTGCTTAATATTCAATTTTTAATTGCGCAGAACCTTTATATAAAAAAGCTGTTTTTCCGTGTAGGTTGCTACAAGTCCAACCACCAGAAATATAATCATTTATAAGTCTTTCAAAATGCTGATAATTTGCACATTTAATATATATCATTGTTTCAGTCCTCCAATTCTATGTAGTATCTGACGATGTACACATATTAAAAGTAAAAATAAAATTTTTCTCCGGTTGCGTTCCATTCTTTGTCTAAGATTTCCATTTTGTATAATTGGCCATTGTTACCGTAAGTGCCAGTAGAATAGAAAAGCTGTGTTGCGCTACATCCTTTAGATTCCGGATACGCTTTTTTTATTTCTGCGATGATGTTGTTAATTCTATCATCATTAGCACCGCACAAATAAGAGCCGGACGGAACATCTTTTAAGCAGCTGATAAAATGGATTGCATTCTCAAATTGGTAGCAGTTTCCGTCTAACTTGATACCGTCTAAACGCTGACCCTCTGCCAGAAGATTTTTCCGTGAAATTCTTTTACTCATATTGTTTTTACCTTTTCACCCGTGTTATAATTTGGGTGCCTTTCTTTTTGGGTGCCGCTCGGGTGATCTTGGTAGGATGCCGGGCGGCTTTTGTTTTCTGCTGTTAATGCTATTATATATTGAGTAATTGCATAAGTCAATATAAATTGAGTAATATTTTACAAAATAGCATATTGCACAATTAAACAATGAATAAATTGAGTAATTTATACAAAAAGAATGTTATATATTGATAAATTAAATTGAGTATACTATAATAAGTAAAAAGGAGGTGCACAAAATGGAATTATTGGAAGCAAAAAGAAAGTTAGAACAGCGTTACAACAAGCAAAACGAGTACAACAAATCTAAATATGATCGGGTATCTGTCATGCTACCAAATGGATATAGGGACCAGGTGAGAGCAGCAGCAGAAAAGGACGGCTTAAGCCTAAACGCTTATATATTAGATGCAATAAAAGCAAAAATGAAAAATATTGAGTAATTTATAAAAATGTATTGACATTACAAATTGAGTAATATATAATTAAGATACAAACAAGCGAAAGGAGCAAACGAAATGACAGGAACACCGGAGCAGATCACAGCAAAGAAAGCCGCCCGGATCGTATCGACTTGTAGAGCGTTTTTTCCGTGGTATGAACCGCAGATAAAAGACAAATTCGAGCGGCAAGCGTGGGAAGAGTTAAAAGCCAAAGTTATCCCAGAGGTGGAAAGCTACACAGATGCGGCGCAACTGATAGCGGATCGGCAGAAATTCGCAGACAAAACGTTGCTGCAAAAAATATTTATCAGGGCGTCCTGTCTGCGGTCACGGGATCCGGAATATCACAGAGTTTTGGTACAGAAAAAGAAACAATTAGAGGACGAGCGTTGGAACCGATTACAGGACAGGCGGAAAAGATACAGTACATATTGTTAAAAATGAAAGGTTAAAAGGTGGAGAGCATGAGAAAAACAGTAGTAAATGAGTATGGAGTAAACATTGATTATGATTTGGCGGTATCTTTTATGGATGACGATTTAAGAGAGCAAATACATGGAGCATTAGCACCTTGTACAGACCAAGAATTTTTTGACGAGTATGCAAAACGGCATGAGCAAAAATTTAATGAGGTTTGGGAGCTGGCAAAAGAAAACCCTTGTTATTAAATATTCAGCGGAGCCGAAAAGCTCCGCTTTTTTGCATTGGAGTAAAAAGATGAAAGATAATATACTACCAAGAATCTGCAGAACGTGCGGAACCAGCTTTTTAGGTGGCCCAAGGGCGTTTTACTGCCCGGAATGCAGAGAGGAGCGAAAAAAAGAGCAAAGCAAGAAATATAAAGAGTGCATAAAACACGGCTCTATAATTACGCTCGGATCTGTTATACAGTGCGAGTCTTGCGGATGTGATATAATTAAATGCAGCGGCTTACAAAGATTTTGCCCTCAATGCGCTAAAAAACATTTAAAAATAATTGATAATAAACAATCTGAGGATTGGAATAAAAAGAACAAAGAAAAAGTCAAGAAATCGAAAAAAATATATATCGATAAAAAGCAATCAACCGGAATACATAAAAATAGCGGCATCCCTGGTGTTAATTGGGACACTGTAAAAAATAAATGGATTGCTTGCGTATCTGTTAATCACAGGCAAATCAAGATTGTGACCACATCAAACATAAATGTAGCAAAATCGGCAAGAGAGGAGGCGCAAAAAGCAAAAGAATCCGGATTATTAACAGATGATTTTATAAACATATTAAAATCAAAATATCGTAATCTATAAGCAGGTGTAACAGCCTGCTTTTCTTGATCTATTTTCACTGTAACATTTTAACGTGCTAAATTTTGTAGACAAATTGTAGACATTTTGTAGACGCAGATTAAATAAGATTAGAGTAAATAAAAAGAGATTAAATAAAATAAAAATAAATAAGTGCAGAAAGATATTGTATAACCAAGTATATATAAATACTAGAGCTGTCCGGCTGCCACCATGTACCCATCTGCAAAAATCACCTGTCTGTCTGTCAAAAAATCCAATTTGTCAAATTCACACGAATGATATTTTTTAATCGCATGATTTTTATTTGCTCAGGATCAACGGCAGACATACCACCATAAAAAATTGTCAAATGCGTAAAAGGTTGTTGTAGATTTATAAATAGCACTTATGGTATGATAAAAGCAGTTAGGGAGCCGACGTTAATACGGTGCGAGTGACAGCGGTGCAAATCCAACCCCCTCTGGATATGCAGCCGCCCAGATTGTAACCAAGACCACCGGAGCCGGCAGACCGGAAACGACAAGAAGTCACTAGCTTGTCACTTTTTTAGATTTATGTTTTTACCTGATCTGTGGAGGAGATCAAAAGACATAGGTTTATTGAGTGATGCTTGTGATTTTTTTATTGCAGATTTCAGGAGGTGTAGAGCGGTGCAGGACGTCAGAGAGATTCCAAACATTGACGAGATTAAAAAAAATATCCGGAAATACTTTGACGATTATTGTGCAGCTTATGGCATCGATGACATGAGATCACAACGGCAACCGGTTTTTAATGGTGCCATGCAATATATATATAACAATTATATAAGACCTAGTAATGTATTAAAAGATATACCCCAAAACGTAGTGGATAATAGTATCAACCAAATGCTAACTAACTACAATGCGTACAACATAGATCTGTTGTATGAGGTTTATTTATATCTTAGGGAGTTAGCTAATGCTTATGATATGACTGCTACAGCTGATACATTTAAGATATTAACAGGGATATCTAAACAGGCTTTAAGTGCCTGGAGGACTAAATCAAGTACATCGAGCATGGACGAGGTCAGAAAAGCTTTTGTAAATTGGTTAGATGATGCAGATTGTGATCAGCTTGTTGCTTTTAATCTGCGGAATGCGCTGGGAGCAACGGAACGATTAAACAACGACCACGGGCGGAAACAGACCACACAGCAAGAGATTGTACACAAGATAACCAGGACAGCCGACCAACTTCCACGATTAGACACAAATTTTGGACAAAATACATCAATGTTGACCGATTCCGGAGCGTATGGAGATAATACAGCAGATGCGAATGAGTAGCAACAACTACGGAAACGTGCGGAAATATGGGATAGTTAAGGACGTGTCAATAAAGACTGCGTGAAAGATTAGTTTTGCGAATAGTTGAAAAGCCACATAACACACCGGGGGAGGGGGTCTGACAGGATCAGCGAACAGCCCCTACTTAGTCCCTCAAATTTCCTCAAAAATAAAAAAGACCCTTAGGAGGTATACCACATGATTTTCATTTACATAGTTTTAGCATGGATACTGTTTCAATTACATGCTCCTGCATGGGTATATATCCTGTTCATCATCGGAGTATTTTTAAGAGCGGTAGTCACTGGTAGAGATTAAGCGTATGCAGATTTACGGGAAAGAGATAAAAGACGAATGTTCAAAATGTGGTGAAGTCTTGCAATGCGAATTATTTCTGCAAGGTCACGGAATCAAGAGAGACCGTGAGAACGTTACGGGAATGGTTAGCTGTCAGATGAAGCACCAAAAGAGCAGGATTGATAAAGAACCTAAAGAAGATTTGCCAGTTAAGGAGAAATGTGAATTGCCACCGGAGATTAAAGAGATATACACAGAGGTTTGGAAAATACATAAAGAGTGTGCTAATCCGAAAACGGATGATGACTGGAAATATCTTATCCGGCAAGGAAATCTGCTGATTAAAATGCATAACAATAGCCAGTTTGCTAAAGCACTGGTAATGGCAATGATCGATGAAATTGAAGGAAGGACGAAGAAAAAATGCTTGGATTCATGATTTTAAAAATAATGACAACGTTGGTATTGACAGTTTTAGCAATATCAGGTGCATGGTATGCTCCTAAACAGAAAACAGCATCAGAAGGGGTAACTTTCTTCGCACTTGCAATGTTCCTTGCATTTGGAATAACTTTCATGTGGGTATAGCCTATGTGGTTACCGGAGATTATGCGAATTATCCCATATCACAATGTTGAATGGGTTAAATTCATAAAGCCATTGTTATTGCCGAATATCCGGTGTTGTGTTGGCATTGGATATGTGGCAGAGAAATCAAGGCATCAAGAGTGTATGTAGCCTGTGTGTGGGAAACGAAAAATGGAATAATGCGTTCGACAACAACAAGTTTTTAAAGTACCGTGCGCAGGCGTGACAATTAAGCAATATAGGGTGTTTCACGAAAAAATAATCCGGGAGCAGATGGTCTCTCTCCCGGAGTTTAGGACTATCGCCAAGCGGTAAGGCACAGCACTTTGACTGCTGCATCCCAGGTCCGAATCCTGGTAGTCCTGTTTCGCAGATGTTTTCTTCTTTCGGTCTTTGCCATCTGCGAATATTCCACCTACATGGAATACTCCTTTCACCTCATAGCGGAATGCTGTTAAGAGCCGTCGCAAGGCTCGTGAGGGTTTAACCGGTTTATGATAGCCCGGTTTTTGCGGAATACCGTTGTAGGTTTTAATCCGTGGGTTGTCAGTAAAGACATTAAAATCCCGCACAGCCATTGCGGACATAAAATTGGCGTAGGTGGTTGGGTAGCTCCCAACTAGCAGGTAACTGGCGGATGCCCTGCGAAAATAAAAATAGCTATAAGTGTTGCGCTGTGTCAGCGCCTTAAATGTAGGCATACAGCTTATGGAAACGCACATGATCGGTTAGTCAAGTGGTAAGACACCACCCTTTCACGGTGGTAACGCGAGTTCGAATCTCGTACCGATCACTGGGATGTAGCGCAAATGGAAAGAGCAGTGTCCTTCTAAGGCATAGGCTGTGGGTTCAAGTCCCATCATCCCAACTATTCGGTCAAATTATGCTGTCTGTTAACAGGTGGTCTATGTTTTGGCTGAAACAGTGATGCAATATGCTCTGCGATTGTATAATGCGGAGTAACCCCGGGAATATTGCATCTCAACCATGCATAGCTTCAGTGGAAGAGCGGCATCCGCATAGAATGTGTGTCGGCGGTTCGATTCCGTCTGCATGGGTTACGGAGGAATTTTGCATGAATGGATTTCACCTTATTCTTCAAGATTGTTGTCAGTATTGTAAAGATTTTGAACCAAAACTGATACAAATGAATATAACAACAGTATCTGACAAAAGCGAAAAATACTTAAACAACATTACTTGCGAAAATCTTGATAAATGTGAACGGTTAATGGAGAGGTTGAAAAATAAGCATGTGTAAATTTTGTGAAAACTGGCATGACGAAAATACAATCTGCGGAGAAGACATTAAAATTCATAAATGTGCGAATGAAACAGAATTGACAGAAGCACAGATTTTGAAGAATTTCGGAGACAATAAACCCGCCATTGTTATTTTTGCAAATACAGCAGCTATGGGATATTTCAATATTGAGTTTTGTCCGATGTGCGGTAGAAAGTTGGTGGAGTAATGAGCATGACAGCAGTAATTGAAAGTATAGAACGTGATGCGTTTCGACAGGTCACACCTAAAAACATCGGTAATATTGAAGATATAAAAATTGAATGCGCAACGCTGGAAGATGAGCCAGTTATTATGGCTCATTCAAAGGAAGACGAGGTAACTTTGAAAAAATGTTTTTATGTAAAATTGCCCGAACATCGTTGTAGCAAATGCAACCGCCTGTTAGGTAAATTCAATGGACAGGCTGAAATCAAATGCCCGAAATGCGGGAAAATCAACAGAATTGGGGTGAATTTACCCAAGGATAAGGTTTTTGATTTTTTAGAAACAGAAAAGCGAATTTCACAGGAAAGGATAAACGAATACGCAGAATGTTTTGATGGTGTTCCTGTTAATGACCATACAAGAAAGGAACTACTAAAAAGTCATATAAGATTTTGTGACAGAATATTAAAACTTTTGAATTAAATATTTCAGAGCACCAGTCGTAGAGTGCCTACGCAGAGAGCCAAATTTCCAAAATTTTAGGGAAGGAGGCTCTTTTATATTGGCAAGTCAGAGCCTTATATCGGCAGTAAACAGCTATGACAATTACATACAACGCAAGGGAATTGATGAACAGGTCATTGATGCGTATATAGAAGCCTGCAGAGTGGCTATAAACGGTGAAAAAGATATAACTTATGGCTTACAGATAACAAACCGTTCTAAAGGCATTGTAGAGCGTTTCTGCATGGATAGGACAGGCGGTAGAATACTTGACCTTGAAAAATACAGCCAACAACATGAAGAAAAATACAGCCTTGTTGATGACTATTACAAAATTCTTCTGATTGAAGCACATTACCAATTTGAAAGTTTCATGCTATACATGGAAAAGAATAGACCGGTAGAAGAGAGATTTTATCAGCCGAGAATAAATCCATTACGGCAGGTAGCACAGCTTATTCAAGATCTGTACGATGATGTGCTGGACGAAGGAATGGTGTTTTGCCCCGGACGTATCGGAAAGACACAAATAGTCAAAATGGGAAATCTGTGGTTTGGTTCTAACAGACCAGAGCGATCTAATCTGTATTCGGCATATTCAGACAAAATTACTGGTGGTTACTATGACGGTATCATAGAAATGATTACGGACCCGACATACACGTATGCTGAAATATATCCAAACATAGTAGAGAAAAAGTTGGTTACTGACGGAAAAGATTTGACAGTAGACCTTATACGTAAAAAAACATACCCAACATTTACAATGCGAAGCATTTACGGAACATTGAATGGTGCTTGTGACTGTGACGGGCTTGGAGTTTATGATGACTTATTCAGCGGTATTGATGAAGCATTGAGTGAAGACAGACAAAATACTGTATGGAGAAAATTCGACAACAACTTTATGCCGAGAATTAAGCCGGGAAAAGCTAAATTATTGGGAATTGGCACACGTTGGGCGAAAAAAGACGTTCAAGGTAGACGGTTAGACCTATTACAAAATGATCCTGAATACAAAGGCATACGGCACAGAGAGGTTATTATTCCTGCCCTAAATGAAAACGGAGAAAGCAATTTTGATTATCCGTATCATTTGGGATATACAACTCTTGATTACAAAAGACGTATGGCATCTTTTGAGAACAACGACGATATGGCATCATGGTTTGCACAGTATCAGCAGGAGCCTATTGAAAGAAAAGGTCAGATGTTCAATGTCGATATGATGAATTTCTTTAAACCGGAAGAACTTGAAGGAATAAGGCCTGATAGGATATTTGCAGCTAATGACCCTGCTTATGGTGGCGGTGATTTTGTATCAATGCCTATCTGCTATGAGATTGACGGAGAACATTATATCATTGATGTTGTATACAATGACGGTGATAAGGAAATTACCATACCGGAAGTTACTTCACGAATGGAAAGACATTTAGATAAATTTAATAATAAGACAGCAGAAGTCCATTTTGAGGAAACAAAGACAACATCGGCATACCGTACAGAATGTGAAAAAATATGGGAAAAAGACGGATACCCTATTAACACAAGTCATGATCCGGCAGACAATCAGACTGCAAAAATGGATAGAATCAAAAACCATGCTCCAGACATACGGAAACTTCATTTTGTGAATATGAAATATCAAACAAAAGAGTACAGAAAGTATTTTCAAAATATTTTGTCTGCTACTTTTGAGGGGAAAATGAAGCATGATGACGGGATAGATTCTACGGCACAACTATGTGACATGATTTACGGAAATAAAAGAATGGCAAGAGCAGAAGCAATTCAAAACCCATTCTCTTTCGGACGGAGGTATTGATTATGGTGACTAAAGATGTTTTGTCTCAATACATAGATTTGCAAGAAGAAATAAAAGAAGTACAGCAGAAGATTAAAAAACTTGAATCTGATATCAGAAAAATTGAATCGGATGGGAATGTTGTTGACAGTGTATCAGGTGGATGCGGCGGCACTGAACATTTTCGTATTGAAGGATTCCCTTATCCAGAGTACAGCAGAAAACGGACACTGCTTTATTCCAGAAAGGCTACTTTACAGCTTTTAGAGGACGATTTACTGCAAAAAAATAATGAAGTCGAAGAATTTATTGCAAGCGTTCAGGACAGTCGTATAAGACGGATCATCAATTTACGTTTTGTTGAAAAATTATCATGGAACAAGGTTGCTGATAGAATCGGTGGTGGAAACACAGAGGATAGCGTAAGAAAAGCATTCGATCGTTACATGGCAAATTAAACTTGTCCGATATGTCCGATTTTTCCGTGATACTATTAAGATGCAGAAAGATTCCAAGATATTTTTCATTTCCTCCTCAGATCATGTGAAGACTACAGAAGTACCGCTCTTATCAGCAAGGGCGGTATTTTTGTGCGCAGAAAAGAGGTATTTATGATTTTTAATCAAAAAATTAGAGTGTACTGTCCGGGATGCGGACGGTTAGTCGGTGAATGCAGTTCAAAATCGCACATTGACAAGACATATAAGTGCCGGAATTGCGATAAGATGGTTGTTTACCATACGGAGACCGGAGAACGTGAGATCAAGAAACTTCCCAAAAGAGACCAGAGCAGCGGAATTACATTTATGTAGGTGAAAATATGAACACTATGAAATTTCAAGACCTTGTAAAGGGTTGTCACGGTAGAAAAATTGCATATACGGATGTAGAGCAGATAACCGCAGACAACATTGTAAAGGTTATTGGTGATTGCATCGGTGTTTTTAATTACAATAAGTCAGTTATCAAGTACTTGTGGGAGTACTACAAAGGAGATCAGCCGGTACTGTACAGAACAAAGCTGTCAAATGAGGATATAACGAACAAAATCGTTGAGAATCATGCTTATGAGTGGGTACAGTTCAAGGTCGGTCAGACTTACGGAGAGCCTATTCAGTTTGTCAGCAGAAAAGATGATGAAGCTGTAAATAAGGCAGTAGATGAACTGAATGATTACTTAGCAGATGCAAATAAGCATGAGAAAGACATAAAAGCTGGTGAGTGGCAGTCGGCAACCGGAACATCATTCAAAGCTATACAGATTGTGAATGGAGATGTGCCTATCCGTGTGGTTGCACCTAATCCTCTGAACACGTTTGTCATTTACAACCGCAGTTCCGAAGAACCGATTTTGGCGGTACAGGAATTAAAAGATGAAAATGGAGAGTGGTACAAACTTTGCTACACGGAATCCTGTGAATGTAAGATAAAAAACAGTGCGGTTGTTCCTGATACATGGAAACTTCATGGATTTGGTGGTATTCCGATTGTAGAATTTCCGAACAACCATGAGCGGTTGTCTGATATTGAACTTGTTATAGATCTGTTGGATGCAATCAATAATACGCAGTCAAACAGAATGGACGGCATAGAGCAGTTTATCCAGGCATGGTACAAATTTGTAAACTGTGAGATTGACGAAGAAGAGTTCAAAAAAATGAAGATGAACCATGCGTTGGTTGTAAAGTCCATCAATAAAGACAATAAGCCTGATGTGGATGTCATGTCTCAGGAACTTGACCAAACGCAGACACAGGTTTCCAAGGATGATTTAACAGACAGCGCACTTTCAATTTTGGGAATACCGAACAAGCAAGGGAACACTGGCGGTGATACGCAGGGTGCGGTTGAGCTGAGAAACGGATGGGATTTTTCAAAATCAAGAGCAAGGCTTAAGGATCCGGTTGTTAAGACAGCAGAGAAGAGACTGGCCAAGGTTGCGCTTAATGTTATCCGCATTAAGAAAGAGGATCTGAAAATCACTCTTAGAGATTTTGATGTGCAGATCAACCACAGTCCACAAGATAATATGTATACCAAGTCGCAGACATTACTGCAACTTCTGCAGTGTGGTATTCATCCTCTTATTGCAATCAAAACGGTTGGACTTTGGGGAGATTGTGAAAAGACTTTCAACCTTTCCAAACCTTACCTTGATGCTCTGTGGAAAACTGCTGACATTATCAACATGGAAGAGCAGATGGCAAAAGCACAGGAAATTGTAAAACAAATGCAAAATAAGACAGTTGCCTAGAAATAGGTAGCTGTTTTTATTTTATAAAAATTCGCAAAGCCGTGAGCGTACAAATCGGCAATGTCACTCGGTGTCGTTGCACCGTAAAAAAACGTAGGACATAACGGAGGTAATTTATGAAGAGAGAAGATTTAGCGGCAATGGGATTAACTGATGAACAGATTGAAAAGGTTATTGCCGAAAACGGCAAAGATGTTCAGACAGCAAATGCCAAGGCAACCAAAAACAATGCTGAACTGGAACGGTTACAGGGCATTGAAAAAGAGTTTAATGCCATGAAAGACCAAAATCTTTCCGAACAGGAAAAGGCAGCGAAGCAGTTAGAGGAAGCAAATAATCGTATCGCAGAGTTGGAAAAAGCACAGACTTTAGCAACTCAGCGTACAAGTGCGGCTGACAAATTCAAAATCACATCAGAACAGGCGGCACAGGTTGTAAAGGATGACGGCAGTTTTGATTTTGATGTTCTCGGAAAAATTATCTCTGATAAAGAGACTGCTGCGGCACAAGCCAAGGAGCAGGAGATTGCAAACGGATCTACTAATCCTGGAGGTGGAATTGCTGGCGGTGGAAAAGATGGCAAAAAAACAGAAGCCGAAAAAGCGGCTGAAAAGATTGGCAAGACTTTAGCTGGAACAAACAAAGAAGCCGAAGCTGTAGTTAGCCAGTACTTATAAGGAGGTACACAAAATGAAATTCTCTGAAACAAGTGTAACTACCCAGTTAGAAATTCTTAAGAGAAAGCTGGGCGGTGAATTATTTGTTCCTATTAAACTGGATGCAAGTGCTTTCACTAATGGTGTGTGCAAGGCTGGTAATCCTATTAGTGCGACAGGAAAGAAAGTAAATGGTGGAAGCACCGATGATGCAGCAGTAGGTATTTTGCTTAACGATGTTTACGATAGCAACCCCAACGGAACTATCATTAAGGCTTTTGCCTGTGTAAATGAAGCAAATGCTAACGCAAATGCAGGTATTACCATTGCCGATGGTGTAAAGACAGGATTATCACTGATTGTATTTGAATAACTGAAACCGACTACAGACAGATGTAGCCGCTGACCGCTGAAAGATAGCGGTAGAAAGTGAGGAAATAATGAACATTAGAGATGCCTACAATGCGAAAGCAATCGCACTTGTGCATACAGAAGTTGCAAGTAATAAAATTGCATATCTTGGTTCCGGCTTATTCCCCGCCAAGAAGAAAATGGGACTGGATTTGAAGTGGATTAAGACTTCTAATGGACTTCCTGTTACCCTGAAAGCATCTAATTTTGATGCAGTTTCCACTATCAGAAGCCGTGAAGGATTCAAGATGCAAGAGACAGAAATGGCATTCTTCCGTGAATCTATGATTATCAAAGAACAGGACGAACAGGAAATCATGCGTATTAAGGACAGCACAGACCCTTACGCAGCAGAAGTATTAAGCAGAATTTTTGATGATGCAAATACTCTTGTGGAAGGTGCTGATGTAGTTCCTGAACGTATGATTATGCAGCTGCTTGCACCCAGTGACGGATCTCCTAAGATTTCCATTCAGGCTGACGGTGTAACCTACGCTTATAACTATGACCCTAACGGAACCTACAAAGCCAACAACTTTGCAGAACTTACAACTACGACCGATAAGTGGTCTAATACCGAGAACTCTGATCCTATGGATGATGTTTCCGTAGCCATTGATGCCGTAGAAGAAGCTACTGGCGAGAGACCTTCCATCATGATTGTCTCTAAGAAGACCATGAACTACTTAAAACAGAACAAAAAGATCAAGAGTGCTGTTCTTGCACAGAATACAACCGCAAATGTATTTATGACCGATGCGAGAGTAAAGGAACTTTTCTCTACCGAACTTGGCATTAGCATCATTGTATACACTAAGCAGTACAAGGATGAAAGCGGAACTGCTCATAAGTTTTATCCTGATGGATTTGCGACCCTTATTCCTAACGGTGCACTGGGTAGTACATGGTACGGCACTACTCCCGAAGAGCGTACACTCATGGGTAATCCTGCCACAGATGTAAGACTTGTGAATACTGGTGTTGCTGTTGCGGTTTCTGTTTCTGAAGACCCTGTACAGACTAAGACAACCGTGTCTGAAATCGTACTTCCTTCCTACGAGAGAATGGATAGCACCTATGTAATTAAGTGCTACTAATCGGAGGTATGCTGATGAAATTTGATTACAAAGTCAAATACAAAGGCAAATGGTATCTTCCGGGAGAAGAAATCCCGGAGGAAACCGTCACCGAAGTAAAAGAAGAAATCCCGGAGGAAACCGCATATACTAAGACGGAAATCAACCGTATGTCTACGGCAGACTTGCAGAAGTTAGCCGCAGAACACGGTGTCTCAGGTGCGGAAGAAATCAGCGGTGCGGAACTGAAAAAGATTCTGATTGAAAAGTTTGAACTTTAAGAGGTAACACATGGCAGAATATACGACTTTGGAGCAAGTAAAAATCCGTCTGAAACAATTTCATATTGATTCTGAAAGCTCCGAGGTCGTGTTTGACCATTTGGAAGAAAATCCGCTTTTGGAACAACTTATCAGTCAAGCAGAAGCCGACATCAGAGCAAAAAGAATGTACCCGGAAAGCTACACGGAAGAGAAGATTGCTGCGGATATGAAACAATTTCAGTCCGTTGTGGTTAATCTTGTCGTGTATGACAGATCGCAAGCCGGTGAAGACTTCATGGCAAGCTATTCAGAGAATGGAGTGTCGAGAAAATGGAGAGACCGTGAGGATCTGTTTGTTGGCGTATTTCCATTTGCAAAGGTATTGTAATTAAAAGAAGATTGTGCGTGACCATATTACTGATTCCGGTAATAAGGTTGCAGGCGGCACACTTTAAGGGTGGTGGTCTGTGTGCCAAAAAATAAACAGTTAGGAGATATGAAGTGAAAGAATTTTTATTACAGACGTATACGATTGTTCTGCCTATTTTATTAGGCTACATCGTCTGGCTCCTAAAGCAGCAAAAGAAAGATAGGGATGCGAACAGCAAGGGAACAATGCTTCTTTTGCGTGTGCAACTTATTGAGTATCACGATAAGTACATGAAGTTGGGAGAAATTCCAAGCTATGCGTATGAAAACTTTGTTGAGATGTATAATGCTTATCATGCGCTTGGTGGAAATGGAATGGCAACTAAAATGTATGAAGAAATAAAAGAAATAAGATTAAAGAACGGAGGTAAGGAATGATGGATTTTTCACAGGTAGGAACTTGTGTTGCAATCGTGGTTATTTGCTATCTTGCCGGTATTGGAGCGAAGCTGATTCCGGTTATTAAGGATAACTACATCCCGGTTGTTGTTGGCATTGTAGGTGGCATTCTCGGAGTAGTAGGAATGTATGTTATTCCGGATTTCCCGGCAAATGATGTACTGAATGCGATTGCAGTCGGAATTGTTTCCGGTTTGGCAAGCACTGGTGTAAATCAGATTTACAAGCAGGTGAAGAAAGATGCTTGACATTAACAAGCAGGAAATGAAGTACTCACGGCAGGGAGAAAAAGTCACGATTTATGACCGGGACGAAAACGGAGAAATAAAGTACATAGAGATGGACGGAGAAAGGATTCCGGTGGTTTTGAGAGAAACTACCGGATATTCTGAACCCGTACTTTTTTCTGCCAACATCAGCAATAAGTTGTCGGAAGTACTGGTAAAGGAATTTGGTATTGATGATTCCAGTTCGTATTGTCAGATTGTTACCGACAAAGGCTATTTGCCGATTAAGGCAGGGGATGTTATCTGGAAGAAGTCAGAAGTAGGTCGTGACGATGACGGACTTGTGGACAACAAGACTGCGGACTATGTTGTCAAAGGCGTTGCAGACGAGGGACTGACAGCAGATTTGTTCTTGTTGCAGAAGACGGTGAAGTGATATGGGAAAGACAATCAATATCAACCTGTTTGACCAAAAGTCCATACAAGCGGCTGTAAAGGCTCTTAGAAACTATGAAAATAGCTTAGAGTATAAATGTAGGCTACTGGCTGAAACAATGGCAGAAAAGGGCGTAGAGATTGCTAGAGTGCAGATTTCTGACCTCGATGCTATATTTAATCAAGAACTTTTACGGAGCATTCATGCAGAGTATGTTGGTTCTGTAAAAGGTGGCGGTGTTTGGGCGGTTGTCGCAGGTACAGACCATGCGCTTTTTGTGGAGTTTGGCACAGGTCAGATGGGGGCAGAAAACCCTTATCCGTATGATTTGCCGGAAGGTGTTACATGGAAATACAACTCCGGTAAAACAATTCGTCAAGCATTACAAGACATTGAAGTGCATGGAAACACTTATGTGAAAGCCGGAGAATACTACTGGAGTTATATCGGAGATGACGGAAAACTTCATATAACAAAAGGTATGCCGTCAAGACCATTTATGTACCTGACTGCAATAGAACTTCGTGATATTGTATCACAGACAGCAAAGGTGGTGTTTGGTAGTGGATAATGAATATCAGTGGGTATCAGATTTTAAAGTCAAGATTGCATCGTACTTAAAAATGAAGATACCGCAGAGCCATCCTAAAACTTATGTGACGGACAAAAGTAAGGATTTGTCAGACCCTACATTCCCTACCGTGTACTTTCATGCTATGCCGTTCACAGAGACAGGACAAGACCTTGAAGCACGTTCTGTTAATGGAATCACAGCATCATACCAGGTGGATGTGATAACCAACAAAAGTCAGGAAGAAGCCGAAGCTATCATGTCTACGGTTGCCGGACTTTTCAAACGTCTGCGATTTCAAATAACTTCCATGCCAGAGTTCAATAATACTTCGCAGGACACATACAGAAGCACTGCACGGTTCAGAAGAACAGTAGGTGCTGATGATACATTGTAACTATTAGAGCCATATGGCTCTATTTTTTTATGCAAATTTAAGGAGGTATAAATTATGGCAGCAGCCGGAATTTCTACTTTAGGTATTACTTTCGGATATGGTACAGAGACAACCGCCGGAACAAAACCTACAAGTTTTAAGCAACTTACAAGAATTAATGCCATTGGCGGCATCAACATTGAACCGGAACAGATTGATGCTTCTGCGTTAGAAGATGCAATCACCAGATATGTAAAAGGTCGTGCAGATACTGGCGGTTCTTTTGCAGTCACAGTCAACTTTACATCAGAGACTGTTGCTGAATGGACTGCACTTATCACAGCCTATAAAGCTCTTACTGGTGGAATTAGAATGTGGTTTGAAACCGTTATTCCCGGAGAAGATAAATCTTTCTTCGTTGTTGCACAGCCGCCCGAGCAGATTCCACAACCCGAAATCGGACAGAACGAACTTCTGACGATCGAAATGAATCTTACCATTGAGGAATACAAGGGATTGGATGCTACCGTTGCACTGACAACGGGGGAATAGCAAGTCAGTCAGAAACAAATAACACTGCCGTGGCTGACTTTGATGAAGCGGTAGATGAAACATTAATTTAGCAAAAAGAGAGCCGTCTTCGGGCGGCTCCTTTCCAACAAAATGTTGGGGAAAGGATATGTTTTTATGAAGAAGATTTTAGTTAATGATGTTGAATATACTTTAGAGTTTGGATTCGGTGCTGTGGAGTGCAAGGATTTGATTCAAAAGATGTTTCTTATGCTTTCCGGTGGCTATGTAGCTAAAAAAGCAAAAAATGTACAGAATCCCACACCAGAAGAAGTTATAGATGGTAGCGGATATATGCTTGCAGAATTTCCTCATGTATGCAAAACGGCTTTTTATGCTGGTCTTATCGAAAACCATGAAGATATTACACCGGATGAATCCAATGCTTTAATGAAAGAATACATGAAAGCAAACGGTCTGTCTTTTGTGAAACTGTATGGAGAACTGACAGACTGTATGAAAGAAGACGGTTTTTTCGAACTGTCGGGTCTGACGGAAATGATGACGCAGACCAAGGAAGAGATGGAAAAAGAGGACAGCAAGGTAACGAAGATGCCACAGGATCACAAGAAGAAATCGACTGGCACAAAATAATATGGGAAGAATATTTTCCATTTGCTTTTTCCATGGGAATTTCGATAGAAGAGTTCAAACATCTGAATCCTAAGAAATTAGAGTGGTGTTACAAAGGATATAAACTCAAAAAAGAGGAAGAAGATAGGAATTCATGGCAACGGTGGGGAGATTATGGAATATCTGCATTAATCTTTGCAATAGACCATTGCCTAAACGGTCGAAAAGCACAATCGAAGTATATTGACAAGCCTATTATAGAACGTGCGGACATTGCTAATAATGAAAAAGAAATTCAGAAGCAAAGGAAAGCGTTCCTCGCAGGACTTATGGCAATGCAAGCTAATTTTGAATTATCACATCCAAAAAAGGAGAAACAAACATGAGTTTAACAGGAATCGATGTGTCCTCATACCAGGGGACGATTAACTGGTGGGCGGTAAAACAGAACGGTATTGATTTTGCTATTCTGAAAGTAATCCGTAAGGATTTGAATCCGGACAAGAAATTTGAAGAGAACTGGAAAGGTTGTAAAGAGCACAATGTCCATGTGTACGGAGTATATGAATACGGATATATTACAACGGTTGCAAAATCACGATCTGATGCAAGAAGAGTGCTTACTATTCTTAATGGCAGAAAAGTGACAGTATATCTTGATGTTGAAGATGCTGTTATGAAAGGTCTTGGCAAAAATATTATTTCTATTATCAATGCTTACGGCAAGGTCATCACCGATGCAGGATTACAGTTCGGTGTATACACTGGGGAAAGTTTTTACAAGACATACATTAAGCCTTATGGCGGTGTGAGTTATCCCATGTGGATCGCACGGTACGGCAAGAATAACGGCAAGTGTGATGTGAAGTATCAACCGCAAGTACCGAACATGGTAGGCTGGCAGTACACTTCTAAAGGTCGTGTAGGCGGTATTGTAGGCAATGTAGACATGAATGTATGGTACAAGGAATTAGATGCCGTATATGAGGATTCTACAAGCTATAGAAACCCTTATACAGAGCCGGAAAGACTTCTTTATTACAAGCGTCTGGCAATGATGAAGGGAAATGATGTCAAGTGGGTGCAGTACGAACTTGTAAGGAAAGGCTTTATGCCGTCTGTAAATGCGAAAGGTAAGACGAACATTGACGGATATTTTGGAAAAACCACTTCTGATGCAGTAAAAGCATTCCAAAAGAGTGTTGGAATCACTGTAGATGGAAAAGTCGGTGCGGTTACAAGGGCATATCTCAAAAAGTAATTTTAGGAGCGGTAGGTGTCACAGCTTGCCGCTCTTTTCTTGGAAGTGGCAGACACTTCCTTTTTTATTGCGGTAAAGGCGGTGCGGTATGGCAGATATTGATTCTTTACAGATTAAAATAAAAGCGGATGCGAATAACGCAAGTAACGCACTGGATAAGTTGGCAAATAGCCTTACGAATTTTCAGAGAAGCTTGTCTATTGATACATCCAAACTGACAAGCATTTCTAATAGCATACAGAGTATCGCAAATGCCGCCAGTTCCATGAATACAAGCGGTATTAAGAATATTTCCACATTGACAAATTCCATTAACAGAATGGGAAAAATAGATACAAGCGGATTAAGCAGAATTTCATCTGCATTGAAGACCTTTTCTGCTGACATGGCAGGAACTAAAGTAGATGGAGTAGGGGATATTGCGAGCATAGCATCTTCGATTTCAAGACTTGGTGGTGTGGCATCAGGCAGAGCAGTCACAAACATTCCTTTACTGGCAAAGAATTTGAAGCAGTTATTTACAACTCTTTCAACCGCTCCAAATGTCAGTGAGAACATTATCCGCATGACAAATGCACTGGCAGGACTGGCATCTACTGGTGCGGCATCCGGTCGGGCTGCAAACTCTTTGGACAGAAATCTGAACACTTATACGGCAAGCGCAAAAAGAGCCACAAAAAGCACATTCAGTCTCGCAGCGGCTTTCGGAAAATTTTATGCAACGTATTTCCTTGTTATCCGTGGAATAAAATCTCTTTGGAGTTCCATAGAGGGAACTACGGACTATATTGAAGCATTTAACTACTACACGGTAGCATTTAATAAAGTCGGCAAGGAATGGGGCAAGGACTTTGAAAAATACGGTTACGACAATGCAAAAGATTATGCGCAGAGTTTCGGAAATCGTGTAAATGAACTTCTTGGCAAAATGTCCGGTCTGAAAGTAGATGTAGACGGTGGATTGATTTCTGAAAGCGGAATGAAGAACCTGGGACTGAATTTACAGGAGATTACGCAGTACGCTTCACAACTTGCATCTATCACCAACTCTTTAGGGCAGACCGGAGAAGTTACTACGGCAATTTCAAAGTCCATGACAATGCTTGCCGGAGATATTTCTTCATTGTTTAACGTAGATTTCAGCACGGTTGCAACTAACTTGCAGTCTGGTTTAATCGGTCAGTCAAGAGCATTGTATAAGTATGGTATTGATATCACGAATGCCACTTTACAGACTTATGCTTACAAATACGGCATTGAAAAGGCTGTATCTGAAATGTCACAGGCAGAAAAACAGCAGTTGCGTTTACTTGCAATCTTAGACCAGTCCAAAGTATCATGGGGAGATTTAGCGAATACAATCAATTCTCCAAGTAATATGATTCGCCAGTTTACTAACAACGTAAAAGAAGCTGGTATGGTACTGGGTCAGTTGTTTATTCCGGTATTGCAGAAAGTACTTCCTGTTATTAACGGTGTCGTAATTGCGATTAAGAGACTGCTTGTTAGTGTTGCAAATTTACTGGGAATCAAGATTGACTTTTCGTCATTCGGTCAAGGTGTATCCGGGTACAATGAAGATTTGGAAGATACGGCAGATGCGCTGGATAAAGTTGGCACAAGCGCAAAAAATGCTCAAAGCGGAATCAGAGCATTTGATAAATTGAAAGTTATTTCCACACCAAAATCCAGTGGTTCCGGAAGTGGTGCTGGTGGAGCAGGAATTGACCTTACCAAAGAAATCATGGATGCTACTGCAGAGTACGAAAAAGTATGGCAGGAAGCATTCGACAAGATGCAGAATACAGCTATGGGCTGGGCTGATAAAGTAAGCAAGGTGTTTAAGCCAGTGAAAGACATCATAGAAGATCTGGCATATGCATTTAAGTTTGATTCTGATGCCTGGTTTAAGGTTGCCGGAATGGATACGTCCAAACTGGTAACTGGTATTTTTGACTGGTTCACAAGAGCAATAGATTCTGTTGACTGGGAAAAAATCGGAAGACACATAGGTAGTTTCTTGGACGGAATTGATTGGACGGCAATCTTTACTTCTGCCGGAAATTTCATAGAGACTGCCATAGATGCGGCTATCGACCTGTGGAAAGGAAGTTTTGATGCTGCACCGATCGAAACCACGATTCTGACAGCAATAGGGCTTTTGAAATTCACTGGTGTTGGAGATATCATATGGGGGAAAATATCGGACAAGTTATCAGCCAAAGTACTAGGATCAAGTATAGGAATAGTTCCGACAATTGCAATAGCTGCTGTTACTTGGGAGATTGGATTTAATGTAGGAAAATCTTTAGGAAAAGCATTGTTCCCAGAAGATGCAGAGTACTACGACAATTTTACGTGGTTTGGTGAAAATGGTTTTTTTGATACATTAAAAAATACTGATTTTGCCACATTAAAAACTGCGTGGGATGATTTATACAAAGATATAACAGATAATGATTTGTATAGATTCTTGACAGGAACAATGTTGCTTCCAAAACATAGCACTCTTGATGATTTTGGAGATAAAATTGATTGGCTAATTGATAAAATAAAAAATACAAAAGTAGATATGTCAGATACTTTTGGTCTATCATCTGCACTTATCAATATAGCACCACTTGTTGGAAACTGGTTTAATGAAAATGTATCTCCTTGGTTCACAAAGGAAAAGTGGCAAGGAATGGGTCAAACTATAGAGTCATCACTTTCTGAAAAATGGACTTCTTTTACAACATGGTGGAACCAAACAGGATTTTCAAATTGGTGGAAAAAAATTTCAGAGCAGTTTGGACCAACAAAATGGAATAAATTGCTTGAAAACATTCCAACGGCGTTTAGAACAGCATTTAAAACAGCAGCTAATGTTGCAATAGCTCCTTTGAACCTTGTAATAAGTGGAATAGAAACCATGATAAACAATGCCATAGACCTTATTAATGGTTTGATGTCTGCAGCAAGGTTAATACCTAAAATTGGTGACGCAGTTCCGAATAATATACAACACATTAGTGTTGGAAGAATACCTACATTTGAAAAAGGTGGTTACGTTCCTAGCAGATACACTATGTTCATGGCGGGAGAGAACGGTGTTCCGGAGATTGCCGGGACAGTAGGCGGCAAGACAGCGGTTGCCGGTGGAGTTGAAATCACTGGAATCAAAGATGCTATCAATTCCACGGCACAACAGGAAATTGCACTTCTGAAACAGAATAATCAGCTACTGCAAGGAATCCTTGAAAAAGAGTTTGGAATAACAACAGATCAAATTGGAATTGCCGCAAGACAATACGGTCAAGAGCAATTTAACCAAAAACACAAAAATGTATATGTATTTTAACACAGACAGCACTCTGAATGGGTGCTGTCTATTTTTATGCAATAAGGCGGTGAGCGTATGTCAGCATATCAAGGATGGCTTTTAAAAATTGGAGATTACGTTATTGACCAGTCAAGATTTATAGCTGCTGAAAGTTATCAGCCAGCTGTAAATATGCAAGATGTAGACCCGTGGACTGATGCAAATGGATACGTACATAGAAATGCTGTGGAGCTAAAAGCATTAAGTGTTGATTTTTCCACGCCTGCAATGCTGACGGATGACGATTTGCAAGAGTTACTGTCCGGGATACGAAGAAACTTTATTGATGCAACGGAACAGGGATGTAATATCACGGCATACATTCCATTTTTAGGTCAATATGTCACACAATATGGATATATGGCTGATATAAAGCCTACAATCTATGGAACTTATGACGGAGAGATTAAATACAATCAGATAGAATTTTCATTTGTCGGAGGTGTAGCGAATGAGTAACTATACCTATGCGGATTTGTTTGATAAAAGTGCATCCAAAAAGGAAATCACGATTGAAACAGAGGACAAGTCTGTAAAAATCACCAACAGCGAAATCCATTTTGAACAGTTTGAATTAAAAGAAATACTATGTGATGATGATTACCTTACATTTGGACAGTGCAATGCATCACAGTTAAAATTCAAAATTTCCAACGTGTTCACAAGCATGATTGGGAAACAGATAAATGTTTCTGCTGTGATTAATGGACATGCTGACACACCATTTATTTTCGGCAAATACAGGGTTGTTTCTGACAAGCCTACAGATGATAAGCGTTACCGCAATGTGACGGCTTATGATGCCTTGTATGATGTAGGAGAAGCAAATGTGGCATCGTGGTACAACAGTTTAACTTTTCCGCTTACACTTAAGGCATTCAGAAATAGTTTTTTTGCTTACTTTGGAATAGAACAGGTAGAGACTACGTTAGTTAATGATGACATGGAAGTGGCAGAAACCATAAAACCAAGCGAACTTTCTGGCCAGACGGTCATGGAAGCAATCTGCTCGATAAATGGATGTTTTGGCCATATTAACCATGATGGAAAATTTGAATATGTTTTCCTTAAAGAAATAATATCCGGTTTATATCCACATAAAGGATTATATCCACAGAAAGGATTATACCCTAGAAAAGGTTCTGAAAAAGAAAAGGTTACTGGTGGAAAATACAAATCAGTCAAATATGAAAATTTTGTCTGCCAAAAAGTTACAAAAGTGCAGATAAGACAATCAGAAAATGATATTGGTGCAGTTTACCCGGATACAGAGATTACCGAGAACGACAACAGTTATATTTTGCAAGATAATTTCCTTGTTTATGGAATGAGTGCAGATGCCCTAGAAACAATTGCAAGAAATCTGTATGAGGTTATTAAAGTTGTAAAATATAGACCTTATAACTGTGAAAAAATAGGAAATCCTTGTTTAAGCCTTGGAGAAGCAGTCAATGTATATACGGCTAAAGAAATCATAGAAAGCTATGTGTTGAGTAGAACATACAAAGGAATCCAACAACCGACAGACACCATATCAGCAAGCGGAAAATCTCCAAAGTACAGTGAACAAGTAAATGGAATTAACAAAAGTATAATTCAACTCCGAGGCAAGACTAATGAGTTGGAGCGTAATGTGGAAGAGACCAGGTCCGAAATCAAGGATGTAGAGAATGGACTGGATACAAAGATTACACAAAACGCAGGAAAAATTGAAGCAGAAGCAAAAAGGGCAACAGATACAGAAGTAGAATTGGCAGCGGCGATATCTTTGCAGGCAGACCAAATTAAATTAAAAGTATCAAAAGGCGATGTCAGTTCGCAGTTGAGCGTTGAGAGTGGACAAGTAAGTATTTCTGGAAACCGTTTTGTATTGGAAGCAGATAACTGTAGCATATCAGCAGATGGAACTATTACAGCTAAAAATGCAGTAATGACTGGTAGTTTTAAGTCTATAGGGGAAGACGGAAGTTACACAGAAGTATCATCAGGTGAAATTAAATTTTATAACGAACTATTGCAAAGCACAGGATCTATAAAAGGATTGGGACAATATCTTACTATTGATGCTTCAATGGTAAGTGTAAGCGGAATTTTAGTGGTAGGAAATGGAGCAACATATGATTCACAATATGTAAAAAACATATCAACAACTTCTCAAATATTGGGCAGTAAGACAGTACTGACAAGTGCCACATTAAGTGTCACAAAAAATTATATAAATGGAACCGTATCAGATGTATCTTTGGTAACACAAACAGCCAATGTTGCTGATTATCCTGGAAATAATGTTAATTTTATTACAGGAGTTTCATCACTTGGAGGTTTGCTCACTGCAACATCTGGAATTGTCACACTTATGACGTAGGAGATTTATTATGGTAAAAAAAATATTTATTCTTCAAACAATTATTGGAAAAACAATGAAAGAAGTAATGGAAAAAAGGCAAGAAATTCAGCAATATATAGCTTTTACCATTGGAATTTCCACGTTTACGGAAATCAATGCCACATTGTTTAGCACGGAAGATGGCGATGGTTTTGAAGATTTTATGAAGCAACTTATTGACATGTCGGATACAGTGGTTGCACAGAGCGGATATGAGGTATCTGAACTGTGCAAAAATCTGTATTCGTATGCAGAAGAGCAAGGAAAAGAAATCTATGTAAGGGAGAATTGATATGGCAGCAAATTTTGAGATTAAGAAATTAAAAAGCAACCTTGTGACAGTATTAAATCAAACACCGTTGCCTATCGAGGTGAAAAGGCTTGTACTGTATGAAGTATATTCGGAGACTAAACAGTTATCAGATATGCAGATTATGAAAGAGGAAAGCGAGGTATCTGCAGATGGCAATGAATAAGGTTTATACCAGAATTAATTGGGAAGATTATCCCAGTGAGAACACGGATTTAGATGCATACAATCTTAATCAGATGGATTATGCTATTGATGCGTTGGACAACCGTATCATATCACAGGATGCCTTAAAAGTAGACAAGTCTGCAATAAACGGAAACATTGCTGATTGTACTATGGATGAAACAACCGGTGTTATTACTATTACAAAATACAACGGTGAAAAAATTATTTTTGACCTTAACATTGAAAAAATTCCTGTCGGCTTTTCCATGTCTGATGACGGAATCATTACCATGACTACAGAAGATGGAACACAGTTTAAGGCTGATATTGGTTCTATGATTCCGGTGTTGACATTTGAAGATTCTGCAACCATAGCTGTATCCGTGACTGGTACTGGAAAGAATAAGACTTATTCTTTTTCAATCAAAACAGGATCAGTAACAGATGCTATGCTACAGCCTAATTATTTAGCAGATATTAGAGTAGAATCCGCAAATGCATCTGCTTATGCGCAATCCGCAAATGCAAAATCTGTATTGGCTGAATCTTATGCCATAGGTGGAACCGGAACAAGAGAAGGAGAAGATACAGATAACGCAAAGTATTATATGGAGCAGGCAAAACAGCAAACAGGAGGTATACCTACAAAAGTTAGCGAATTAGAAAATGATGTAGGATACATTAAAAAAACAGTTTCTGATTTGACAAATTATTATGACAAAACAAGCGTTGATAAAAAAATAGATGCAATTCCTAAAACGTATTTGACAAACTATTTGACCAAAACTGGTGACGGTAGTAATTTGACTGCGGCGTTTGAAGAAGCAACAACTTTAGAGGAATTAACGACAGGAGAAAAGTTATCATCTATTTTGGGAAAACTTAAACTGGCTGTAAAAAACCTTAAATCACTTATAGGCCTTATCGGAACTACCGATATTTCGACTATTGGTGACGGTACTATCACTGGGGGATTAAGTGATGTAAATGGCAAGTTAATTGCCCCTGACTATAAATCTGCTGTAGCCATACAATCTAATTACACTTGTATGACTAATGGCTATGTAATTGGAACAATACAGGGTGCAGTGAATGGCTGGGCATCTATCCGATCATCCAAGAATGCAAATTATTTCTTGGCATTATGTACATCATCAGAAAATCCTATAGCGGTATGTATTCCATTTGCATCAGGAGACTCCGTTATATTTGGATCGAGTGGTACATATAATCTCGCATTTGCACCGGCTAAATAATAAAAGTACCTTTTATCACGCAAGCATTTAGAGTTCCGGTTGCGGAATACTCCTGAAATATACTTCCATTGTACATCAAGCTTACATTACCAGTGCTAGCAACATCATTTATCACTAAGTACTGACTGGGTATCAATATATTATATTTGGTGTGTAAATCTGCTGGTAGCGTGGCTAATGGAGATCCGTATGGTATAGACCCACTTAAAATGCGGAATCCAAAATCTACAATATTGCCCGTTCTTTTGCAGTGTACAAAATCGGTGGTTACACCTGATGGGAACGTTATATCATAATCTACGGATTTTAACTTGCCATTTACAGAAGCAGTCATAAAAAAATATTTGCGAAATAACAACAAAAAAGAGCATGGTGTAAAAGCCATGCTCTTAATCTATTTATCTGATTCCCCAGTCACCGTCATTGTTGACGAAACCAACCACATATCCTTTCATGTCATCAATAAGATTTTCCGGGAGTATGCTGTTCGGAGACATAAGCGGAACATATCTCCATTTTCTTACACCATCTTCAATTATATGTGTTTTCACGACAATATATATCCCACCATTACTGGTCACAATACATCGTTCACCGTCTTGCGGCTCACGATCCGCAGCAAGAAGAATAATTTCCCCAGGCAGATAAAACGGCATATAGTAGTCACAGGGAATTTTCAAACCGATATAAGTCTTGGATTTTATATCTTCCGGTAAGTTGTCTATGCAAATAGGTTCTACAGCGTTTGTGGTGGCTATAATTCCATTCACAAGTTGCGGTTTAAGGACAGAAATATACTTGTGCGATTTTTCAAGACTGGAATAGATTTTATCTTGGTGACGTATGAAGTAACGGATAAGGTACAGAGAGTGTTCCGGCAGACTGCGGCATATCTTGACAGATTCCAACATCTTATCTTCCATAGTGCCGCAACCTACCAGTTCATCTACACTGATTCCAAAGGCTCTAGCAAGCGCAACAGCGGTCGATAGCTTCGTGTCGTTAGAATTACCGTATAGTAGTGAATTAAGCGTAGAATAAGGCAAATTAGCTTCATCAGCAAGCTTGTAAACCGTCATGTCCGGCTCATTGAGAAATTCATGGAGATTCCCACGAAAACTTAACATATAATTAGTACGGTTGACTGATAGATGTGTCGAAATTTTTTTGATTCGTTCTTTTTCCATCATGTTTTTTATCCCCCTTTCACATGATACACTTGTAACATCCCTTGTTTCAAGGGACTTCAAGTTCTGGCGAGGGCGGTGTTTATTGGCGTTTTCACCGTCCTCTTTTGTTGATATTTTACAACAATAAAAAACGTGAGTCAAATATATTGATTGTTAAGAACATATGTTCTATAATTTAGGTATCGCTACCAAGTGCGGAAAGATTAGGGGGTGTACTATGGGGAAAGAAGATTACAAAGAGGAAATCACAAAGCTAATCAATGCTTGCGATAATTTACATTGGTTAGAGTGCATTTATGCCTATGTTAAAAAATTACTTAGATAAAGGAAAAGAGCCAAGGACTTGCGCATTGCCCTTGGCTTTTTCTTATTCGTTCTTTTTTGCGATTGAATCAATCAACTTTTCCAAAGAGTTCCATCCATCTTCGTCCAAGTTGGCCAGTGCGGATACAAGACGGTGCTTAAATGTATCTTCACCGGACTTTTGAATTTCTCCGAGCATTTCAGAGATTTGTTCGTCTTTTGATTTCTGAACAAGCATTTCACCAGTTCCATTTCGGAGCCATTCTTCGTTTACATCAAACTCTCTGCAAATATCAGATATGGTTCTTTCAGATGGTGTCTTCGTGCCTATCTCAACTTGCGCAATATAGTTTCTTGACAAGCCGATTTGCTTTGAAAAATCATCTTGTGTCATATTCAAATACTTTCGCAAAGATTTGATTCTCTCATTCATTTACATCCCTCCTTTCACTAATAATATACACCCAAAAAGTCCCCAAGTCAACAAAAATGTGTTGACATAAAGTTTCTAAGGGACTATAATATGTTTACAAGGTCAACAGAAAAGAGGTGAGAATATGGAAAAACAGAGATATGTGGTTTTAGACAAAAACGGTAAAGCAAATATAGTTCAGAAAGCTGATTCACGTTTTGTTGGAATTGACGAGATGGCACAGCACATTGCGTTTGACATTATCGAAGATTACAAAAGCATTATAGATGGCGATAAGAAAATCGAAGAAACAAATATTGATTTGTCTATCAAAGTACTTACCGCCATTTCGCCTTTTAGGAACGGCTCTGGATTTGGAAAGGATTGCTAATTGCTTCGGCTTTTGCTAATTGTGGTTTTTCTTCCGGCAAAGAATTGACGATTTCTGAATAGTATTGGTCGTACAGGTTCTTAAAATCATCAAAACTTCCGGTATATCCACAGATTTTAGCAATAGCGTAAGCGGATGCGTATTCTTTATAATCCAAATTATTTCACCTCCTTATTAAAAAGATAAGGAGAGTATATCACAAAAAGGAAGTGAATTGAATGAGTGAAAAAGAGAAAAAAATTGTTGAGAAGTTAAAGAGAGCCATTCCGAATATGTCCGATTTCGACAAGGGATATATTCTCGGCAAGACAGAGAAGATGGCAGAGGAATCTGTTAAGAAGCAGGAGGAAGAAAATGCAAAGCCAATTTGAGAGAGAACTTCTCAAAACCTTAAAGAGCATTGACGGCACTCTGAAAAGAATTGAGAAGTCCATGAATGATGAAGAGAAACAGCATACGACCATTTGTAATGCAGTTTCTCATGCAATGAAAGGAGAACATGAATGAAAAAATGGACTTACCGCCAGAAGAGAGATCTTCTTGACAAATTAGAACCTTGGATCACTGCATTGGTTCAACTCATAAGTGCATTGGCTGGGGCGGCTGTCGGAATAGCTATCTGCTACTTTTTCTAAGTGGTATGTGGCAGTTGCAGTTATTAAAGCTACAACAAACGGTATGAGTATATTTCTCAAAAATGAGAGAAATAAATGTTCTTTATAGAATCTTCCTTTTGAAGACAAAGTAAATGTGAACTTTTCACGATTTATGGATGAACTAACTATGGTGAAATATCCCTTTTCCTTTAAGGACAAAAATGCTTGGTAAACATCTTCACCATTGTAATTCCCTATTTCAGACAATGAAATGGAACATTCAGAAGATTTTACAGTTTTCCTAAGTACTTTTCTTTCGATTTTGAGAAGCATATGAAACCTCCAGTTTTTTAGAACATTATACCACAGAAAGGAGAACAATGAACGAATTACAAACATCAAACATAAAAACACCCATTGAGATTGCACTTGGTGTTGATGAAAACGGAATGACTACCGCAAAAGCACTGTATGAGTTCTTAAGCGGAGAGAAAAGCAACTTTTCAAAATGGGCGAAAAGGAACATTGAACAGAATGAGTTCTATGAAGAAAACAAGGATTGGTGGGGGTTCGTCACAGTGACGAACGGTAACGAATGCAAGGATTACCGACTAACTACCGACTTTGCAAAACATCTGTCAATGGAAAGCCATTCTGCAAGGGGCAAAGAAGCAAGACAGTATTTTATCACCATAGAGGACAGGGCGAAGCAGGAAGTAATCAACCGGTCGCAACTTTCTCCACAGATGCAAATGGTTATGTCACTGGCTGAGAGCATGGCACGACAGGAACTGGAACAGAAGAAACAAGCTGAACAGGTTCAGAAGTTGGAAAGTACAGTCACCAACATGAAAGAAATTTTCACAGAGCCTATCGGAGACTGGAAAGCAGACATTAACGCAAAGGTACGCAATATTTCTGCAAAGAGCGGTATCGACTATCAGACACTTTACAATCAGATGTACGGTGAACTGGAAAATGAAGCACATTGTGTTTTAGCAAGGCTTCAGGGCAATAAAATCAAGCGTATGGAAGATGCCGGAAACACAAAAACAGCTATCAAAGAGGGAACTACAAAGATTGCGGTTATTTTTGACAATGTAAGACTGAGAGTAATCTTTGAGAATATCGTAAGGAGATATGCTATGAGGTATTGCGTATGAGAAAAATAGTTGATGTTGTCCTTATGGTTTTCTTTTGGCTATTAGGAATATTAACGGGGGTGATTCTACTCTATGTTATATAGAGACAAAAGAATATTAAAGAAGAGAAATAAGAACCATTGTAAATCAGCTCCATTAAGAATCAAAATAAAGTTTTGGTTTATTAGAAACGAGGAAATTCTATGGACGATATTTGTTTCTACTATAACCAGTTTAATAGTCCAGTTAGCAATAAAATATTTGATATGAAAAGGAGATTGTGGATTTTATGAGAACGACATTGAAGCTGTTTCTTCCTATTATAATAGCACTCTCAATCACATTCACATCCACGGCACAGCCAGCCGGCAGTTTCATCTCCGAGGAAGCGCAGGAATCGTGTGTAAAGTACGGTGAGGAATACGGCATCTGCCCGGAAATGCTTATGGCAATGATCGAGAAAGAATCTTCCGGCAGACCGGATGTGGAAAGTGGCGGTTGCAAAGGTTTGATGCAGATTTCTGACAGATGGCATAAAGACCGCATGGAGCGTTTGGGAGTGACGGACATCTACTCCGTGGACGGCAATATCCATGTGGGAGCCGACTACTTGTCGGAATTGTTTGAAAAGTACTGTGATGTAGGAATTGTCCTCATGGTTTACCACGGAGAGAAGAACGCAGCTACAAAGACAGAATTAAGTGATTACGCAGACTGGATATTAACCAGGAGCGCAGAACTGGAAAGGATGAATGGAAAATGAAAAACAGAGAGAAGTATGCGGAACAGATTATTAATATGGCTGCAAATGACATTAAAATAACTGTTGATAAGGAAGGAAGATTGAGCGATTGCTTTTCTATTAATTGTCATGATTGCGCATGGAGAAGTTGCAACAACTGCAGAAAAAAATTTAGGGAATGGTTAGAACAGGAATATGTAGAACATGTTGTTGATTGGTCGAAAGTGCCTGTGGACACAAAGATTCTTGTGAGAGATTCAGAAACTGGACAGTGGAGTAGAAGACACTTCGCAAGATACAAAAATAATATTGTTTTTGCATGGGACAGAGGTTGTACATCTTATTCTGCTGACGGATACCATAATGTTTCAACTTGGAAGTATGCCAAACTTGCGGAGGAAGATGTATGAGTGCCAAAAGGCGGTTTACAGTCAAAGGAGTAATCGGAAGATTTTTCTTTAATCCTAAAGAGTGGGAAGTTGACCGTGAAACAGCATTCTATTACAGAATTGTAAACCGCAATACCGGGAAGAAAAAATGGTTAGGAAAGGAGTATTTTCATGCAGAAACGACAGATTATCCCCATCGTCCGTGCGAATGAGATTCTGATTGCAGGACTGTTAGACGCAGGAATCTTGTATATCGGTGAAGATAATATAATCCACGTAACAGAAGACTGAAATCCGGAGGAGTGAGGAAATGGAAAGGAAGATAAGAAAAATCTTGGTAGAACTGGGGCTGAAACAGTACTTGCCTGGATTCCAGTACATCATCGAGGTTGAAACGCTGATGTTTGAGAACCGAAACAGAAGACTTTCTGAAATCTACCGGATTATTGGAGAGGAACACAGTACAACCAAGGAAAGCGTGTACAGGGCGATCAAGTGGGTGGTTGACAAGATGAACACAACCACAGAGTTGTACAAGAAAATCAACGAGACAGACAAGCCAGTATCAATCTATATGTTTGTAAATTCACTGTATTTATATCTTTGGGAGGATAGGAAAAATGAGGATTAAACACATCTTTTTGCAGAATTTCTGCAAATTCTATGGTTCTAACGTAGTGGACACTGATTTATACGACCGGACAGAGGTTTCCGGTGTAAATGAAACAGGTAAGTCCACGATCAAAAGAGCAATTCAGTATATTTTTGGATGCCGTGACGAGAACGGCAGAGAGATCACAGGAATCAGACCGCACGATAAGGACGGCAATGACATTGACGGAGATATTACCGCAGAAGTTACCGTGGAGATTGACGGTACAGACAAGGTTCTGAAAAAAGTATGCCGTCAGAACTTCAATAAGAAAGGCGAGTTTACCGGAAATGTCACGGATTACTATGTGAATGATATTCCAAAAAAGGCAGCAGATTTTGAAGCGTTTTTGGAAGAGAGTGTATGCGGAAAAGAAAAGTTTTCACTTTGCATCAATGCCATGACACTTCTGCTGAAAGGTGGCACGGATCAGAGAGCAATTCTTACTGATATGTTTGGTCAGCACAGTAATGATGACATTTGCAATCAGTTTCCGGAGTTTGAAGCATTAAGGACTGTTCTGCAGGACGGCACGGTTGATGAACTGAAAAAGCGTTGCAATACGCAGTTGTACGGCACAAGGGGAAGAAATGGAACCAAGGGCTTGCAGGACTTGTTAGATGAAATTCCAAGCCGAATTGACGAGGTAAGCCGTCAGAGAGTAGATATTGACCTTGCGGATCTGGAACTGAAAAAGAAAGCTTTACTGGATAAGCTGTCAGAGAATATTAAGCAGCAGACAGATACGCAGAACAGCATGAATTCCTACGATAAGCTTTCTGATGGAATCATTGAGTTAAAAGGTCAGTTGAGTGTATTACAGCAGAAAGCAAATGAAAAACTTGATAAGGACAGAAGAGAGAAGCGCACGGCATTGAACCAAGTTCAGAATGAGCATCAGAAAGAGTTGCTTAAGGCAGATACCATTCGTGAAGAGATCTCTGCACTGGAAAAGCGCATTGCACAGTATGAACAGAAGAGACAGGAATTGAAGAAGAGTTGGGATTTGAATAAAAGCCTTAAATTTGATGAAAATTCTCTGATTTGCCCCTACTGTGGACAGGAATATCCGGAAGAGAAGAAAGAGCAGTTAAGAACGGAGTTTGATACGCATAAGGCACATGAATTGGAACTTATTACTAAAGAGGGTTCTTCCTGCGCCGAACATATCAAAGCGGATCAGGCAGAACTGGAACATAAGCGTGAGGAACTGAAAAAGACCGAGGATGAAGTGGAGCGGTTGGAAAAAGAGATTGCCATTGCTGATAATGCCTTAAATTCCATTCCGGCAAGCGTGGATATTTCCAACACAGAAGAATACAAAGCTATCCAGTCACAGATTGCTGAGAAAGAAGCTTCCATGAACAAATTCACTGACATGAATCTTCTCAGAATCCAGTTAAAAGGTGATGAAGAGCAGATCCGCAATGATATTTCTGTGGTTGATAAGTCTTTGGCGAGTGTAAGCATTAACGAGAGTGTGGATAAGCGTATCACAGAACTGGAACAGGAGCGCAAGAACATTGCACAGAAGATTACGGATGTGCAGGCACAGCTTGACCTGTTAAAGAAATTCAGCCGGAAGAAGAACGAACTGTTGGAAGCTGATGTGAACAAGTATCTTTGCTTCTGCACTGTGCGGATGTTCAGACCTCTTGTGAATGGTGACACGGAAGAATGCTGTGACTTTACATACCGTGGAGAGCCTTACAGCCGGAACATGAACCACGGAGCAAGGATTCTGACGGAGATTGACATTTGCAATGCGTTTCAGAAGCGGTGCGGTGTGGAATTGCCTATCATGGTTGACGATACCGAGAGCCTTGACCCTTGGAAGATTCCTGATGTTGACAGTCAGTTGATTATGTTCCGCAGAAGTGATGATGCGAGTTTGAAAGTGGAGGAAGTGAAGAATGGAAAAAGTAATTAAGTGTTACAAAGGATTCAACAAAGACATGACTTGCCGTGGATTCCAGTACGAAGAAGGTAAGGAGTACGAAGAGGAGACAGCAGATGCTTGTCATAGTGGATTTCACGCTTGCGAATATCCACTGGATTGTTTTAGTCATTATTCTCCGGACGAATCTGTTTACCATGAGGTGGAGCAGAGCGGTGAATTTGACAGAGATGGAGATGATTCCAAGGTTGCATCCACAAAAATAAAGATTGGTGCGAGATTGGATATTTCTGGACTGGTAAAGGCGGCTATTGATTTTACCATGAGTAGAGTTAAAAAAGAAGCTGAAAGTGATGAACACTGCGGTGCATCATCTGCCACAGGTGACTACGGTGCATCATCTGCCACAGGTGACTACGGTGCATCATCTGCCACAGGTTACAAAGGTGCATCATCTGCCACAGGTGACTGCGGTGCATCATCTGCCACAGGTGACTGCGGTGCATCATCTGCCACAGGTGACTGCGGTGCATCATCTGCCACAGGTGACTGCGGTGCATCATCTGCCACAGGTTACTGCGGTGCATCATCTGCCACAGGTGACTGCGGTGCATCATCTGCCACAGGTGACTGCGGTGCATCATCTGCCACAGGTTACAAAGGTGCATCATCTGCCACAGGTGACTACGGTGCATCATCTGCCACAGGTAACTGCGGTGCATCATCTGCCACAGGTTACAAAGGTGCATCATCTGCCACCGATTCCGAGAGCATTGCGGTTGCATGGGGATACAAAGGAAAAGCAATGGGTGTCCTTGGTTCCCATATTGTACTTGCTGAATGGAAATACATTGGCAGTGAAAAGGATGACAGATACGACAAATCAAAGCAGGAAGCATGGGAGTTTGTCAGTGCGAAGATGTTTCGTGTAGACGGTGAAAAAGTGAAGCCGGATACATGGTACAGATTGGAAAATGGTGAACTTTTGGAGGTGGAAAATGAAGATTAAGAAAGAGACAGTAATTTCCGTTTTGACAACAAGAGGAGAAACAATCAATGCCGGTGACACCGTTATATTCAATTTTGATGACAAGTGTTGCGTGGGTGTGTACCTGGGGCTTTCAGACCGTGGAGCCTTGAAATTCAAAGGCAAGATTGCTGATACGGATGTGACATTCCATGTGATGCCTAAAAGTATTAAGGAGATTTACAAGGCTGATGTCAAAGTAAAAAATGATGAATTTGGCAAGTTTATGAACGAGCCGGAAAGTGAGGAATAAGTATGAAACATAAATTCTATGTTGGAGATGTGGTTAAACCAAACAAAAAAGCAGATGAAAATTATACCATAACTAATACATCTTATGTAAGAGAAGCCATTGTTACAGAATTAAGAGACTATACGATGTATATAAAAATCATAAAAGGGTCACGCAGTGTTGGGGAAGTATTTTCGGTTGAAGAAGAATGTTTTGATTTGGTAAGAAAAGCAAAACAGGAAACCATTGTCATCTACCGCAATGACAACAAAGTAGTTGCGCTGGACAAGTCCACAGGGAAGAAAGCAGAAGCCAAGTGCAATCCGGCTGATGAATTTGATTTCCGTACTGGTGCAAAGTTGGCTTTTAATCGGCTGATGGGCGAAGATGCGAAGCCTGATAACGGTGTCCGGGAGGTTAAGAGAAAAGCTAAAGTCGGTGAGTACATCAAGGTTGTTTATGCGATGCCTTGTTTGATTCCTTATAAAAACGGAGATATTTTCAAAGTAAATTGCGTTACGACATCAGGATGTATTTGCAAAAAATCTGAGGAAAATGTTGGTTTATGGCACAAAGAGTACGTTGTCCTTGAAAACTACAAACCGGAAGAAAAATCGCAGGAAGATGATGACAGCGAAATCCGTGTCGGTGACATGGTAGAGGTAACACATAGCGGTAAATGCTATTCAACATACTATACATGGAGCGGTCTTGGAAGTTATAGACAAAATTTTGTTAATGGAGTTTCTGTTGAAAATGGAATGGTTGCAAAGGTTTTGAACATTTCGCAACACGATGACGATAAGTGGAAAACTCTTGCACTTATTCAGAATCCAAAGACAAGCCAGGTATTTATCATTAACATTGACGGCATCAAAAAGGTAGAAAGGTAGGTAGAAACATGGCAGACGAAAAGAAGCAGGAAAACACAGGAATTGTGGAATACGAATCAAATGGGGAAATTGTAAAAATTTCCCCAACAACGGTAAGAAAGTACCTTGTAAGCGGTGGTGGAAACGTATCGGATCAGGAAGTAATGATGTTTATGTCTCTTTGCAGATATCAGCATCTTAATCCTTTTTTGAAAGAAGCATACCTCATTAAGTTTGGAAACAATGATCCTGCTACGATTGTTACCGGAAAAGATGTTTTTACAAAAAGAGCCGATGCAAATCCAAATTATGCAGGAAAAAAAGCAGGAATTATTGTTCAGAAGAAAGATGGTTCCGTTGAAGAAAGAGAAGGATCTTTTGTCCTTAAGGACGAATCTATTGTAGGAGGTTGGGCTAAAGTGTTTATCAAAGGAAGAGAGACACCGGAGTACCAGTCAGTATCTTTCGATGAATATGTTGGAAGAAAAAAAGATGGAACAATCAACGGTCAATGGTCCAAAAAGCCTGCAACAATGATAAGAAAAGTTGCTGTTGTACAGGCATTAAGAGAAGCTTTTCCGGATAAATTCCAAGGTTTGTATGCGCAGGAAGAATTTCCTGATGTTTCCGATGTGAAACTTGATGTGGAAAAAGTTGTGGCAGAAGAGGTACAGGCAAATGCAAACACTATCGAGTTTCCTGACGCAACATTTGAGGAAGTACCGCAGACCGCAGAGACTGACATTTCCAGCGCAGAGACACCGGATTGCTTTAAGTAGGGAGAATTGAGGACATGGAAGATACTGTTAAATGGAAAGTGAACGGCATTTTCAAAGCTGATGCGAACAAATGCTATTCAGAAATTATTTCCTTGGAGAACATCACACCTAGTTCTTTACTTGAAAGAGCAAGGGACAAGGAATCTGAATTACATAAATGTTTTGAATGGGATAACGATGTGGCAGCAGAAAGATACAGAATCACGCAGGCAGGAAATATTATCAGAATGCTTTACATTGCTCCCAAAAGCGAAGATGTGCCACCCGTCAGAGTATTAAGCAGAACATCTGACACGGTGTATCAGCCGACAAGAACTTTTTTGACGAACCATGATGAATACGATGATTTGCTGAAAAGAGCGTTGTCGGAACTGGAAAGTTTCAGAAAGAAATACAATACACTTTCTGAACTTGAATCGGTATTTGAACAGATAGATTTAATCACTGCTTAGATATATATAAGCATCAAACAGAACATAACTGGATAAATCAAGACAGGAAAAGACAAAACAACCTATATTCAAGTGCTTTATAGGTGGGATAAACACCTATTATATAACAGCTTTTTATAAAATATCGAGAAAACAGGACAAAATGAAAAAGGAAAATAAAGCAAATCATAGGACATTTTATCTCACTTGTTAAGCACTTGATTATAGGCACAAACTGATAGCATTTTATAGGCGGTATGATACCGCCAAAAATAAGAATTAAACAGGACATTATAGGAAAGCAAATTAAATTATAGCATAGAACATCATATCGCTTACAAAGTGCTATCAGTAACTGCTTACCGTTTTATAGGTGGCATAAGCCACAAAAGCAAAGAAAAACACATTACAAGACAGTACAGAACAAGACATTACAATACAAAACAGAACACTACAAAAATTATTGTTTATGCCACTTACAAAGCGGTAAGCACACAAAAGAATAGAAAAGGAGATTATATCATGGCAAATACGGAAGTTATTGAAATTAGACCACTCAACATCAAAACCGCAGAAATCACTATTGCAGGTGACGGAGATTTGATTCTGAACAAGATGAATGATGTAAATGCAAGAGATTTGATTGACAAGCGCAAGGACAAGGCAAAGGACACAGCGAAGCCTAACCCATGGGAATCTATTATCACTGCTATGCACTGGTACAATGGAAAACCTACCGATTTTTCAGAGGAAGGACTTGTAAAGGCATTAAAGGAAAATGCACCATGTATTACTGGTTTTGGATTGAAAAAATCTTTCGGACAGGCTGTCACGCAGAACAAGATTGATACATATGCTACGAAATTCAATGCAGGAGTAAATATCATTGCAAAGGGAGATTTAGTCCCTATCCAGTTTGCAGAACATCACATTGACGAGAAGTTGATGTCACCTAAAAAAGGAAGTCCAGTTCTTGTGCGACTGAACAGATTTAGCGGTTGGAAAGCTACTTTTACAATTCAGTACACCGAGAACGCATACTCCATTGAACAAATTGTAAACATCATAAATCTTGCAGGATTCGGAAATGGAATCGGAAGTGGAAGAAGTAGTGGCTACGGCAGATACCATGTAGAGGGCATTAAGTAAAAAATAAATACAGGTTGGGTACTTTATAGGCGGTGCAAACCGCACATCAATATAACCTTGAACAACATAGAATATTACAGTATAAAATATGACACGATATTATATTGCTTTGTGTATAAAGTGCCCAACCACAAGAAAGTGAGGTGATGAAATGCTCAAATTGAAATGTTGCGGTTCAGGCAGTTCAGGCAACTCATACGCACTCATGACGGAGAATGAAACACTTCTGATTGACGCAGGAATGGGAATCATGGATATAAAGCGTATGTGTGACTGGAATGTAAAAAATATTGTTGGTTGCATAGTTTCACATGAGCATGGTTAGGAGACCATAGCAAGAGTATTGAAGATTTGCGGAGAATGGGAATCAGAGTTGTAGCACCGTATGAAAGCGGAAAAGTAGAGACAATGCACTTTACTTTAGGTGATTTCGACATACAGGCGTTTGATGTTCCGCACAATGGTTGTTGGAACAACGGATTTTATATTAAGACACCTTTGCCGTATTCACAGAGAATTATTTATGCCACGGACTTTGAATACATTCCATATAATTTCCGCAAACAGGAGATAGATTGTTTTTTGATCGAGTGTAATTATCAGAAGAAATATGTTGACATGGATGCACCTAATTACGTTCACAAGGTCAAAGGTCACTGCGAACTGGATACTTGCAAAGGAATTGTCGAAGCGAACAAGTCAGATGCCTTGCAAAACGTCATATTGTGTCATTTGGGCGGTGATACAACCGATGCTGATGAATGTGTCGCAGAGGTAAAAAAGATTGCTCCTATGGCGAATGTGGACTATGCGGCAGCAGGCAAGGAATGGATTTTACGGAATGGAAAGGAGTGCCCATTTTGAGTAACTGGAAGAACATCCAGAAAGCGAAAGCTATTGAAACTAAGAATCGTGAAAGAATACTGGCGGTCAATCCACACGTGGACGATGGAAGTGGAATTTACTTTCTGACAAGAACAGACGAGGATGGATTCCGTTTTGCGTATGTGGGGCAGGCGGTACACCTACTCCAAAGACTGGCAGGGCATCTTAACGGATACCAACACATTGATTTATCCATGAAGAGCCACGGATTATATTCTTCGGAAAATATATACGGTTGGAAAATCGGCTTTATGCACTATACGGTAGAAGAATTAGATAAGTGGGAACAGTACTGGATTAAGTGTTATGCGGACAAGGGTTACCAACTTCGCAACAAGACAGCCGGTGGTCAAGGTGATGGAAAGAAGCAGATCGCAGAGTACCGACCGGGAAAAGGTTACCGTGATGGACTGGCACAAGGCAGAATCAACCTTGCAAGGGAACTGTCGAACATTGCTGACAAGCATCTGGTCATCAGTTTGAAGCCTGAGAAGCAGAACAATTCCGTGTCGCAAAGACAATTTGTTCGGTTTATGGAACTTTTGCATGGAGAAAAGGACGGTGAATAATATGAAAGTATATATTACAAAATATGCACTTAGTACTGGAATCATAGAAACTGACGATGCAGAGATTTGTTCAAATATTTCCGAAGATATGATAAGTTCTAAAAAATATGGAACTTTTCACGGAAATGATTGGCACAAAAAGAAGGAAGACGCAGTTTTAAGGGCAGAAGTAATGAGAATAAAGAAAATTGAATCATTAAAAAAACAAATTGAAAAATTTGATAAAATGAAATTTTCTTTGTAGAGTTCAAGCATCACAGAACTTGGAGGTGATACATAAAATGCCAAAACGATATGACAATCCGCAGGAAATTTTGAAAATCATGCGGCAGACAGAACTTTTGAGACAATCAGCAGAAAGAAGTCCATTCACTGGGATACTGACACTGTTCTGTTATACCTTGTGGAAAGACTACAAGTACTCACAGACGAAACTTTCCGACTTCTGTGGTAAATTCACCGAATACAATGAAAAGTACGAGAATGAGCCTTATACGGAGTTACAGAGCAGGCTTAACGATTTTGCAGACTGGACGATTGAGTACAAGGAATTTACCGAAGCTGATTATCCACATTACAAGTCGGTTGTAGCGCAGAAATGCATCCGGGAACAGGTCAGATGTAACAACCTTATCAATGAGTTGTCCACAAGGTACATCCTATATGGAATGGTAATTCTTATGGAAGATGGATTCGGTAAGAAGAAGCTGACGAATTTCAAGGATAAGTTTTCTGACCACATGGACAAAGCCGGAGACAAGTGCAACGGAAAGGATTTCATGGACTTGTGGAGAGAACTGGTGGAAAACACCGGAATCTATATTGAGAAGCCTATATTTGACTAAGGAGTTCTAAATGGCAGAAAAACGAATGTTCAGCGCAAAAATAATTGAGAGTGATGCTTTTTTGGATATTCCTGCTACGGCTCAAATGCTTTATTTTCACATCTGCATGAACGCTGACGATGACGGATTTGTAAACAACCCACGGAAAATCATAAGGATGTGCGGTGCTTCAGAAGATGATTTGAAATCCTTGATAGACAATAGATTCCTTTTATCTTTCGATAGTGGTGTTATGCTTGTAAAACACTGGCGCATTCACAACTACATTCCACCGGATCGTTACAAGCCGTCATGCTATATGGACGAAAAAAGCAAAATAGGTGTGAAACTAAACGGATCATACACTACAGACCCTAAAAAGATGGTTTCCCAAGTAGAGGGAAATCCGAAAAAGAGTTGTTACGACAAAGAAATCAAACTTGATAAGAGGTGATATAAATGCAGATGACAGGTTATGAACTGTTGGCGAACTATGAAAAAGCAGAGGACAAGGACAAACAGATTCAGATTCTTGCGGATTTGAACCACATTCCGGTTGACATGGTGTGTTTTGTGATTGACAACAGAGAAAAATTTGAAAATTTGGAGACACCATTGTCCACAGAAGAATTTGCAAAGTGGTGTGAGACGGAACTTGACCGTGTGGATGCTCATATCCATGCACAGGAAATATATTACAGAGAAATTTGCAATGTATACAGAATCGCAAGTACATACGGAAAAAGGAGTGCAAAATCGTGAGCAGAGGATTTCATAGCGAGAATGAATTATACAGTATGCAAAACAGTTCTATCGTGGGGCATTTGACCACTGGAATCATATTCCATATGACTGCAGTTATCCTCAATTTGCAGTTAGACCGAGGATTGCGGTGGAAAGGAGTGAATCATGGAAAGATTGACATACGTCACAGAAAAAGGTGAAGTTTTATTCCATCCGGAAGATTTGCCGGATGATGAAGGTGTGACCATTACGCAACTTGCTAAAGATGGCAGATTCAAAGCGTTGGAGATAATAGCTGAAAGACTTGCAAATTATGAGCAAGTAGAGAAACATGGAAGCTATGGCAAGTGGATTCCGGTGAGCGAGAGGCTGCCGAATGAATATGAATTTATAAAATCATATCGAAGAAACAAGTATGCTGCGGAATTTATAGTGATGATCAAAGGGGCAAACAGACCGACCACATTATATTTTACACATAACGGGTGGTGGACGGACAATATGAAAGACAGATACGATGTTACCGCTTGGATGCCACTGCCGGAGTCGTACCGGGAAAGTGAGGAATGATATGAAAGATGGAATACATCCTAATGGATATACAGTGACAAATAAACAGACCAACGCAGACCGGATCAGGAGCATGACGGACGAGGAACTTTTAGATTTCATTTGTTCAATCGAAACATATGATGAGGGTAGCACAAAGACCATAGAGGGCGGTGTTGCAATGTGTTCTGTGACAGAGGTGGAGCAGTGGTTGAAAGCAGAAAGCGAGGAATAAGGATGCAGGATAGATATTTATTCAAGGCAAAACGCAAGGATAATGGGGAATGGGTGGAAGGTTTTTATTTTTGTATGACGCATACTGATGGTAGGCACACACACCATTTCATTATTCCATTAGGAGCAGATTTGAGCCTAGGGACACCTGTTGAAAAAATACAGGTTGAGGTCGATCAATCTACCATCTGCCAGTGTACAGGTCTTAAGGATAAGAACGGCAAGGTGATTTGGGAGAATGATATTGTTAAACATTACAATGATGGAGCACATCCAGAAAATTATTGCACTGGCACTGTACTTTGGGATGAAAATTATGCTGAATTTTATCGGACAAGTAATGAGTACGGATTATCGAAGCCACGTATAAGCAGTGATTGTATTTATGAGGTTGTCGGAAACGTATTTGACAATCCGGAACTGTTGGAGGAGAAATATGGAGACATGCAAACGCAAGAATCGTAATTGTCGGTATGTGTATAATCAAAATTCTTACCAGTGCAAGAAATGTATTGAGGAAAATTTAAATCAATATCCGATTACCTGCGAAGATTGTCATTACGGTGGTTGGGGAATATGCAATAAAAGGGGTAAGAATCAGCGGAGAATGAGACCTTGTGAGGATTTTAAATGGAGTTAAGGAGGAGTGGATATGACGGAGAATGAAGCAATCAAAGAACTTGAGACATCTATTGATTTAGCCAAAATGTGTATACAGAATTACGAGAGAAAAAACGAAATCCAAGGTTACGAGATGGCAATCAAGGCACTGGAAGAAGTTCAGCAGTACCGGCAGATAGGTACGGTGGAGGAATGCCGGAAATCAGTAGAAATCTGCAAATCTATGATTGGGAGAAACATCACACCGGAGAACATGGAAGAATACATGAAATTCGAGGATTAATGTATAAGTGAAGGATTTACATTTAATAGCCTGTTGGAAGCAAGAGAGAAGTAGACAGTCAGAGGAATGAAACGGAGGTAGGTTGATATGCCAAGTTTTGAATTAAAACCGGAGCACATAAAGATTATGACAGACCTTAATTTTAGAATCTCTATTTTAATAGATTCTGAGGATAGGTATAGACCGGCAATAGATGTTAAAAGACCATTTGGGAACAGCGGCCCCACAACAAATGTGTGTGAAATCATGGGATGGCACTGCGATGAAGAAAGTGGAGAATACGCTGCTGAGGATATTGAAAAAGCCGAAATGCTCATTATCGAACTTCCAGTTGCTTTGCAGATCGTGATGCAAAACCACACATTTGAACCCGGAGAGTATGAAGTAGGGGAATATTCCTCGGCATACTTCAATTATGTTCACATTCGCAATTATCACGCATTAAAATCTCCTATCGCAGAAATAGAGGAAAAATATAAAGACTGCGATCAAATGGAAAGGTTACATGAAGTTTGTATGAATGTATCTGACGATAACCCGTGGAAAGTGATTGACGATCTGAAATGGTTTGCCCAGACCGACTTTCTGGCAGATGCAATAGCGGTATTTGAAAAGCATAGAGACGAACAAATCCTTGATGAATGGCTGAAAACACATGACAGATATGATTATTGCAAGAATTGTGGTCAGAAATTAGATTGGAGGGATGAAGTATGAGTGAAGAATTAAAGCCGTGCCCGTTTTGCGGCGGAGAAGCAAAAAAACAAGCAGTTAAAACGACAATATTGGGCGATACCTATTGGGGGATAAAATGTACGAAATGTAATTGCGGAACGGTTGGCTATCTGAATTATAACTATGCTATTAAAGCATGGAACAGGAGGGCGAACGATGGGAAAAATGATTGACGAAGGCGAATTGGTTAAAGTACTAGAAGAAAGAGCGACAAATGAAGCTATCTGCGGATATATGACAGCCTACGATGTTACTAATAGCATTATTGATGAAGTGAATGAGCAGCCGACCGCCTACGACCCGGACAGAGTTTTGCATCAGTTGGAAGAACGCACAGCATTCCTTAAAGACTGTACGAAGTATGGAAATAAAACAGCAGAGCAGCAGTCAAAATCCTACGACACTATGATGATGTACGATGTCAAGGATTTGGTAGATGATTTGTTGGAGATAGTAAAGGCAGGTGGAACAGATGGCAATTAAGCCGATTTTATTCAGCACAGAGATGGTTCGGGCGATTCTGGACGGACGGAAGACCTGCACCCGGCGTATATGCAAAGATGCAAATGAGTATACCGTACCGGATATGGATTTTTACAATGCTGACAGGCGGACTTATGCAGTACATAACTTTGCTGATAATGAGCAGATGGAACAGTTAAGTACAGCGGAGAGAACCTGTCCTATCTGTCCAGGCGATATCTTGTATGTACGGGAAACATGGGAACATTTTGATTGTTGTTGTTGCGAGGGAGACGAACATGGAAATTGTTACCAAGAACCACAACAGAACGTCTTGAATAAAAGCTATGGCTGTTATATGTACCGGGCAACAGATGAAATATATGGAGATGCAAGGTGGCACCCATCTATCCACATGCCGAAAGAAGCCGCACGTATCTGGCTTAAGGTTACGGATGTGAGAGTGGAGCGGTTGCAGAATATTGACGGAAAAGGGTGTGTGAAAGAAGGAATTGAAGAAGAACCTTTAAAACACGTTGGAGAAGATTTTGTAAAAGGTATGTTTCATGATCTGTGGGATTCCACCATCAAGAAATCCGACATTGACCGCTACGGTTGGGATGCGAATCCTTATGTATGGGTAATTGAATTTGAACGGTGTGAGAAGCCAAAAGGAGTGTGATGCAGATGGAACCCATTGATTACACCGCCCTGTACGAGCAGAATGAGGACTTTAAGCGTTACGTTGACCGATACTGCGTAAAGCACCGTATCAGCGTCGCAGAAGCCTTACAGCATTATCTGGTGCAGATGGCAGGGAGACAGTACAAGGAACAGAGTGAAACAATAGTTAGATAAAATCAAGAAAGGAGCCGAGACTCTGGCCAGAGTGAAGCATATGCGGTCTCCTTGAAAAAATGAGTGATTTAGATAAGTTTGATTACGAATGTCAGAATCAGATGAGCATTTTTGACCTGATACGTGAACAGATACGTATTACAAAGCCTATAATGCTGATAGAACTGTTTGCCGGATATGGTTCGCAGGCAATGGCACTGGAAAGAATCGGTGCAAAATTTGAGCATTACAGAGTTGTTGAGTTTGATAAGTATGCTGTAGCAAGCTACAATGCGGTGCATGGCACAGATTTTCCTACAATGGACATAACAAAGGTTCATGCGGATGATTTGAATATCTGCAATACGGAAGCCTTCACTTACTTACTTACTTACTCGTTTCCATGCACCGATTTATCGGTTGCCGGGAAGCAAGCAGGAATGAAAAAAGGTAGTGGTACACGGTCCGGTCTTTTGTGGGAAGTGGAACGTATTCTGAAAGAGATAAGAGATGGTGGCGGTGAGTTGCCACAGATTTTGTTCATGGAAAACGTGCCACAAGTTCATGCCGATGCAAACATGGTAGATTTTCAAAACTGGATTGATTTTCTGACAAGTCTTGGATATGTAAGTTACTGGCAGGACTTAAACGCAAAGAACTACGGAGTGGCACAGAACCGTGAAAGATGCTTCATGTTTTCATTTTTGGGAGAATATAACTACCATTTCCCACAGCCGATACCGTTGAAAAAGAAGTTGAAAGATTACCTTGAAGATGATGTGGACGAGAAGTATTACATCAACAATGAAAAGGCTGAAAAGCTGATAAAACAGCTTATTGACAATGGAACGCTGCCACAGCACAATCCTGAGAGCAGAGCAGAGCAGAGCAGAGCAGAGCAGAGCAGAGCAGAGCAGACTTGCATTGACGGAACAATCTGCAATCCACAGCAGAGAGACATTGCAAACTGCATCACTGCAAGATATGACTGCGGAATCTCAAACCAACAGCAAATCGGAAATATGGTTGCAGAAAATCTGTATTGATACAAGAATGAGTGGATTAGAGGATGGTGCAATAAGAACATACAGAGACACAGCACCGTCTATAACCGCAAGGGAATATAAAGAGCCAAGAATGATATTGGAGTGATTGAATGGAAGTAATAGGCAGCATATACACCGGAGTAACAGCAGATTTTCAGCGAGGTGTGTATCCGATTGCAAGGTGTGTAAAAGCTGAACAGCATGATTTAGGAGTAGTTATGGCAGATGTAAATGTTTTAGGCTCTCTTGAAGCAAAATTTGAGAGTACCAACAGAATTTATGATGTGGGGGGGGTGTAGTCCAACATTGAGTACAATGCAAGGTGGAAATCAAGAACCAAAAATTCTTGAAAGTCAGATAGTTGCCATGCGTGGCAGAAATCCTGATAACCCATCAGACAGAACAGCTGGAAGTCCGACAGAACAGAGATTAGAGCCGAATGCACAAGGAATGTGCAATTCACTTACCACGGCGCAGAAAGATAATATGGTTCTGATTAAACAGGCTACGAAAAGCGGTTCTATTGAATGTGAAGTTGGTGGATGCTTCGATGCAAGTTACCCGGAAAGTCAAACAAGAAGAGGAAGAGTACAAGATAACGGCAATACGTGTCCAACGCTAACCGCACAAAATCAAGATATTGTACGGATTGAAAAGGGAGGTCAGATTTCTAACGATGGTTCGCAGTGCGGTACGGCAATCTCTGATAATGACATAGAATCTAATCTTGTAGCCGGCACACATGGGTATGCAAATAGCCATACTGCCACACAGTACCGTATCCGAAAGCTGACACCGAGAGAATGCGGACGTCTGATGGGAGTATCTGATGAAGATATCTCCAAGATGGCAGCGGTCAACAGCAACACACAGCTTTACAAGCAGTTTGGTAACAGCATCGTGGTGGATGCGATGTGTGCAATGTTCAAAAACTTAAATATTGAGCAAGTAAGTGAAACCAGGAACTAAAAAATTTGAGTTTCTATTTGAGTTGTTTTAAATAAGTTAAATTAGGATTTATCAAAGGAGCGGAATATGGAAAAAACAAAAATAGATTGGTGTGATAGTTCATGGAATCCGGTTACCGGATGTCTTCACAGCTGTAAATATTGCTACGCAAGAAGCATTGCAAATAGATTTTCTGGTGGTGGAGAGAAATGGACGGATGATGCGCTGATAGAACTGAATGATCGTATTTATTTCGATGAATCAGAGAAGGCTGAAGCGTATCCATATGGATTTAAACCTACACTGCATAGATACAGGCTTAATGAATACGAGAAAAAGAGCGGAAGGAATATTTTTGTATGCTCTATGGCAGATCTTTTTGGTCATTGGGTTCCTGATTCTTGGATTGAGGAAGTTTTTTCTGCCTGCGCAAAAGCACCGCAACATAATTATCTTTTCCTGACAAAGAACCCGGAAAGATTCGTTGATTTACAGAATAATGGAAAGCTGATTGTAGCTGACAATATGTGGTATGGTGCAAGTGCAACAAACGAAGATCAGCTTGAACTTGCAGCAAAAGCATTTTCAAAGTTAAGTTGCCAAACAAAGAATTTTTTAAGCGTTGAACCGATACTTGAAGACGTTACTGTGTCTAAATACTGGGATTATCACATGGATGCTCACCTTGTAGATTGGTTAATCGTTGGAGCAGAGACAGGACACAGAAAAGACAAGGTGATTCCTGAAAGAGATTGGATAAGATCTATTACATTTGATTGCTACGATGAAAGTATTCCGGTGTTCATGAAATCCAGTCTTGCGGATATATGGCGGAATCCATTGGTACAGGAATTCCCGAAGGAATTACTACGGTAAACTGAAATTTAGAAAAGGAGACTGGCTTATGAAGTTGTCAAAACTGACTAAGCCAGAACTTGAAGAAATCTTCCGTAACGCCAATTTCACGGAAGAGGAAGAGAAAGTGTTTAAAATGCTTTCTTGCGGAAAAACTATTACAGAAACAGCACAAAAGATTAATGTATGTGACAGAACGGTCAACAGAATATCAAAAAAGGTTTATGAAAAAATAAACAGACTGGAGGTAAAAAATGGTTAGAGTTACACAAGACGGCAAAGATGTTGATATTGAAGATGTTTCTCTGCCAAAAGAAATTATTGAGATTATAGCATCCATATGCTGTTGACACCATTGTAAAAAGGCTTTAGAATGTGTCGTATGTATGATAAATACGGCACATTCTTTATATATTGAAAGGAGTGTAAAGAAAAAATGGAATGTGTCGCATATATGCGTGTTTCCACGGAAAAACAGGCAGAAGAAGGCAACGGTCTTGATAGTCAAAAAAGAGACATAGAGCTTTTTTGCCGGAAAAATGAACTGGTTGTATCTGACTGGTATGTTGATGATGGATATACCGGAGCAAATATGGATAGACCGGAACTGCAAAGACTTATTAACGACTGCATAAAAAAACGTGTTAAATGTGTTGTTGCGTTCAAATTAGACAGGCTTTCAAGAAGTATGATCGATGGTTTGTACATAATTGAAAGAGTTTTTCAACCAAACCAAGTGTTATTCAAATGTGTCCATGACAGTGTAAGTTATGACAGTCCTATGGAGCAGGCATACACACAGATGATGGCTGTTTTTGCACAACTTGACAAAAATACTATGATGCTTCGTATGCGTGGCGGTATGTTGGAGCGAATCAAACAAGGTTACTGGATTGGTGGTGCTAATACTCCGTATTGCTATAATTATAGCAAGGAGAAAGGAATACTTATTCCTATACCAGAACGTAAGGAACAAGCAAACAGAGCACTTGATATGTTTATTGGTGGTTATTCTGATTTATATATCAAGGAATCATTAGGATTTCACAGTGAGGTACTTGTAAGAAATGTGCTTACCGGAGTTGTCAATATAGGTATGATCCCATATAAAGGGAATGTATATCAAGGACTTCATGAACCTATTTTTGATAAAGAAAGGTTTGAACTTGCACAGGAAATCAGAAAATCACGTAGGAAAAACAAAACTGCTTGTCATACGGATGCCAACTTGTTAACAGGATTGTGCTATTGTGGTGTGTGTGGATGCAAGATGCGGTATCAGAAGTGGACGCACGGAAAGCATAAAATATATTGCTGTTCTCGTGATAAAGCAATGAAGTATTTGCCTAATTTCAATCCCGACTGTAACAATTCTTTGGAATGGGCTGCTGATATTGAAAAACAGGTAGAAAGTGAAATTTTAAAAATATCCTTAAATCTTTCAGAGTGCAAGCCTATTGAAAAGCAAAGCAAACTTGAAATAATGCAGTCACAATTTGAAAAAGAACAGGTGAAATTAAAAAGGCTATATGTTCTTTATTCCGATGGAAATGACACAGTTTTAGAAATGATTAAGAACACTGAAAAAATCATTTTTGAAATGAAAGTAAAGATAACCGAGGAAGAAAAAAACGAAAGAAACAGTCAGAAGAAAGAAGTTGTTTACGAGAGCATAAAAAAACTTGCCGATGTGTGGGCGCATATCGACAAGAAAGAGAAAAACAATATATTAAAAAGCATAATATCAAGGATTGTGATTGTCAATGGTGATGTTGAAATTCAATTAAAGAATTTTTAG